GCTACTGTACCATCAGGCATAGTAACATTCATCTTTTCACCTGCTACACCTACATACAGAGAGTTAGCATTTACTGCATCAGCAGCAGTTTTAATAAGAGCCTTATTCTCATCGAACAAAGCAACATCACCAACAGCTAAAGCATCTACTGTAGCGTAAGAAGCTGGAGCTTGTTTTCCAATCAGAACTGAGTGTACTGAAGTTATCATATTAAATGTTTGTTTTTAAATTAGACATTAGCGCTTAGTCTATTCGCTTACTTTCTACTTTCATTATTTCAGATTTCCACGTTGGTAAGCGCCTTAATTATTCGTCCTAAGATTTCTTAGAACTTGTATTAGGTATAGTTTGTACTATCATTTGAACTGCTAGATCAACTATATCCTAATGTGTATTTTCTGGAAGATCTGTATATTCTTTAGTAAGATCACTTACATTACCCAGATCTTTTGCTTTTCTTAAATAGGTAAGCTAATATGAACTTATATCATAATTACCATCAGTATATAATACAATTTTATTGTCAGTATATACTCTAATAGGTTTTGCTTGATTATAACGTAATCTATGATCTGATAGACTATTACTTAGTCTAGAGCTTACTGTCTCTATTGTAGCCTCTATTACATCAGATTCACGAGTAATTAAGTTATTGCATTTATTATCCTTTATACTTATGTATACATTTTCACCAAGTGCAAACATATAATCTTCAGGATAATCAGTTTCCCATTTATTACCTAATTTACTAAAGCTATAAGTAGTATAGCTCTTAGTATTTACTAAAGTACGTATGTTATCAGTAATCTCTTGATTCCTCTAGAATACTCTAAAATTCTATTTAACATATTCGTCTTTAGCTCTATTTATAAAATGAAACAAAGTATCTGAAGGAAACTTAATAGCTTCATTATAACTAGGTATGATATTATTTAGCTGCCTCTCTACATTAATCTAAAAACTCCTCTCTGTCATAATTATTCAGATACTTGGTTTAACTAAAACTTAGAAGATTGTCTTTGAGATTCTATATTCTCTAAAGCAATTACTACAGCTCTATTAATGATCTCATACATGACATCCTCAGGAAAATCTAATTCTTGTTCAGGTTTAGTGTAGTCAAACTTAGTTGGTTTCTTAACATAAGTAAGATCTACTCTATAGAATTCTATATTATCTTCTACTCTTGGAGCATACATAGGATCCTGCATTAAAACAGGATCTACGTATACTAAGAGTTTATCATTTTCTAAAGTAGCTACTGGATTCTCTACCCAAGGTATATTATTATAAGTCTACTTAAAAGGCTTTACTAATTCATGACTAGTAAGTACACAGTTAGTCTAGAATTGTCCATACTTAAGTAATACACTAAGTATAGTCATTCTATTATCTTCATCATGAACATCTTCTAATGCATACTCATTGTAGTCTGTATGTACAGCATGAAGATTAACATCTGTAGCTATTAACTTCTCTATCTCAGATAAGTTAGATACAGAACCTTCTAAACCTATCCTTAAAGCATTATTGCCAGTAATCTTATTACTTAAGATTTCTAACTATGCTTGATTAAGAAATAAGTCTACTTCCTCGTCTAAAAATGCGGGGCATCCACCATAAGCAATACCTTCTGCATTCTTATCCAGAACTACCTTGAAAATTATATGAGAATCTTTATTAGTCATTACTTAGATTTAATTTCATTGAGTATCGCTAATTTAATATCTTGATTCTTTTTATCTTGCAAATAAGCAATAACATCATCAATACCATTACCAATCAAATCTGTACCAAAGAAATATTGAGTACGATTCTTTCTAATAATGTTTTTAGCAATAGCCTCTTCAATAACAAAGTTAATTTCTTTATTTGGGTTTTCTACCCATTTCAGCATAAACTTCTCAGGAGAAGTCTCAACTTGTTCTGTAAGTTTAGCTTCAACTAATTCATTTGACATTGTATCTGATTTCATACCATACAGACGTAAGCACTTACGCATATCTTCAATAGACATTTTATCGAGCTCACGATAAGCTTCGCGTTTAACTTTGTTAACACGATTAGCCTGTTCAGCTTCTGCATCTTTATTAATCAGTACATAATCTTTAGAAGGATTCATATTAGACAAGCCATCTGCTACTCTTTTATGACCTTTAAGAAACAGGTATTGCAATTCATCTAAAGGTTTCTCAGTATCAAGAATCAAATCTCTCTTACCGATCTTAACTGCAAAGGTAGTCCAAAAGTCACTATTAGGAGCTAATTCACCTTCTTCTTTATTTAAGGCTTTTTCCAATCTACGAGCATTTTCAGAACTCAAGCCAGTATAGATATTACCAGATCTAGTCCAGTATGGACCTACATAATCATATGTTGTAGGCCATTTAGTAAGCCCTGTCCAAGGATTTACTTTCATTATTCTAACGATTACTTCCATAATACTTTGTATTAGATTTATCCTGTTATTAAGCGGCGGAATTCAAAGAATAATTATTATATTCTTCTAATGTTATCTTTCTTATATAAACATTTTGTTTCTTCCACAATTTCGGAATATCTGGTTCGCTGTATGTCCTAACTAAAGTTATAGTAGTATTATAAAACCTAGCACAATCTGCTTTAGATCTAAACACATTGATAACGTTGTTATCCACATCTAGTATAGCTACAGGTTGTTGACATTTTTCAACTAAATTCATTATATGATTATGCAACTTATCTGTAGTCTTACCTTTTCGTGTTTCTGACATCTTCTTTTTAGTTTCTTCAGACGCCTTTCTTCCGATAGCTTTTTGACGAATTTTATCTTTAGTTTCTTCAGAGTGCATTCTACCAAATGTTCCGTCTCCGCCTTCTGTTAAGTTATAACCTTTTTCCCTATTCATAGAATCGTATTGTTTAATCCAATACTTTTCTTTTTCTTTCAACTCTTCATACGTATCAGCAAAATCAATTATTTCTAATGTAAAATTTTCTTCTCCGTATTTAGCCATTGAACGATGAATAGGAGCAGGTTCACCGATGCGAGCCTCATACCAATGATGGCGATACCTCGCACCAGCGCCCTGATTAGTTATTCCTATATAAACTTTTCCTGTAATCTTATTAGTGATTTTGTATACGTCATTACTTTTCATATAATATATCTTTTTGTTAGTATATTATATATAAACGTACAAAATACAAAAAGTTACTCGAAAATTAGTTTATTTTTATTTAATTAATGTTCGACTTACTCTAAAATGAGCTCTCCGCAGGCTCTGGGGTCGCGAAGCATAATACCCATTTCTCCAAGGAAGAATACGGTATAACCGTCCTTACCATTAGATCTCAAGGTATCCTTAGACTTAGCATAACCAGACGGAGCAACAGCACCACCAGTATACCAAGTAACAAATTCACGATCCTTACGAACTACCTTAACGATGTTAGCTTCACCATCACGTCTACCCAGATCCAAGAAGGTCATACGATATGATTCTTTCGGCTTCAAGGTTACAGGATGCAACTCACGATTATAAGTAGTATCATCGTACAGCGGGAAATACTTCAAGGTCAACTCAATACCATTGGTCATCTTGTAAGTCTTGAACTGACCACCAAAAGTAAGGTTATCACCAGAACCAGTTACAAATACTGTATCCATCAGGTTCATAGTAGCTACCTTCTCTTTCAAGATACGGTCAAATTCACGCATACCCATTTCACCAGTCAGAGCAACAAACTTACGTTCGTTAGTACCCAGACAGTTGTAAGACAGGTCAAACAAGAAGTCTTCCAACATCTCACCAGTCAAGTGGGTGTAGTAACGTCTATTAGACGGAGCAATCTGTTCCAACAGACCAGCACCAATAAATACCGGACGACCGTTAGTACCCTTCAAGTTACAAGAACCATCCTTGTTAACATTGGTTTTCATGTAAACGAGCATACGTTCACATCTCTTATACCATTCACGCAGAGCTTTCCATTCCTGGTAGTCAGCCCACAGATAAGAAGTCTTGCCAGTAGCAGGATCCTTTAAAGCGATAGCCATTACTGTAGAGTAAGCAGAACCAGTAATATCATAGTTGATACGAATAGTAGTAAGATAGTTACGCATCTTGAAGTGAGTATTGTAGTTCAGGATATCACCCTCTTCACTGTATTCTTCGTATGCAGAAGCAAGACGAGATACTTGTTTTCCAGCTTCAAGATATTCAGAAGGAATATAAGAAGTAGGCTGACCATCTGCTACAAAGCAGGTATATACCCACAGATTACCGTCTTGATAAGGAGCACCTGATACACGTACTTGGAATTCACGATTATCAAACTCTAAAATTGCGCCTGGGCCAACAGGTTTTATTCAATATAGCTTGTTAGACTATACCCGTAACATTCGAGTTTGTAAATGTTACTGCTTATATTTTCATATAAGATTAGACTATATCTTCTTCCTATAAGGAAGTTCCGCATTTCGACTCACTTGAGTCTACGAGATCATTCTCTAGTCGTTGAACCTTCAAGTATTCAGAATCTATTCTAAGTCCTTTAAATAAGCCTTGTTTAACATATTTACCAGTATTAGCGTAACTTGTTATTAAAGCTTTAAAATTTTTCTTAGAACATCCAAATTGTTTTGCTACATTTGTTATACCTATAATTGAGAATGTTTTACCATTATACACATTTGTAAAAGTATACACTTTAAAATTCTCAGGTCTAATATATTTACCAGCATCGTAAGAATAATGTGCATTTTCGTAATTATCACACCATTCAAGGTTGCTAAATATATCGTTAGATCTGTTGTAGTCTTTATGATTTACCTGTGGTTTATTTTCAGGATTCTCCACAAAGGCTTCAGCTACTAACCTAGCTACTCTATATTCGTATCCTTTACCATCTTTAAACAAACACACTCTTTTATATCCATCTAATGACAAACGAGGTTTTAAACACTTACCTCTTCTTAATGAGTAAACATCACCTTCATTAGATATTTCATAAAGATCTTCCCAATTTTTTATAGGCTTCCAAATTACTTGCTTGGTTGCTGATTGTCCATTTTTGTTTTTCATACTCTATATATTTAAGTTTAACTCTTCGGTCTAAATATCTTTAGGAGTTTCCAGCAATTAACGGAATTTATTTTTCAATACATTTCTGTAAAGCTTGGCTTAACCCAAGGTCAACCAATTATCTTCTAACCACAACATAATAGGAGTGTTACCCAAACCTGCAGTAGAAGTAGGAGTAATAGCTGCGCCATTCCATTTAGCGTCTCTAATTGTTACAGCTCTGTCATTATCAACCATTACAGACCATTCAAAAGAAGGCTGATCAATTGTCATTACATTGCCAAGACCACCTGTCAACATATCCAAAGAAGTGCTATAACCACTATCTTTTGTACCAAATACGTAAGACAAGATAGTAGACACCTGATACGGATTCTGCTGAGAAGCTACTGAAATCTTAGCAGTATCAATCAAGTCGGAAAACCACTTACCTTTGTAGAGTTGAAGGTTATTAAGAATATTGTTATCCATAAAAATACTAGTAATTTAATTTTTTAATTATTTAATTTTATTATGCGACACGTAGTTGTCGTGCGAAAGCGTCCCAGATAGATGAGTTGCTATCGTTATTTATCACTTGCCTTTTAGATTTCTTAGATACTCCACTATTTCTAGATAGTGTATTCTTGAAATTATCAATAGCATCTTTTTTACCTTTCTTCTTAGCTATATCAATTAAGGTATCACCTTTCATTGTAAAGTAAGCAGAAGTGATTAAATTCTTAAGGCTTTTAGCATAATCTTTCTAGTATCTAGTAATGCCATCTGCATCTGGTTTGAATATGTATTCCAACAGAGCTTTCTTATCCTTCTCAGGAATATCAATTCCATAGATACTATCCATGCCTTTTATTTCTGTGACAACGTTATTAAAGAAGTCACGTTGTTGCTTTTCAGCCTCTCTGGCCTATTTTTCCTGGTTGGCTAATAGCTCTTCTTTACGTGCAACTTTAATGTCTCTAAGAGCCTCTAAAGCATCTGTAGCCTCATCCTCCAGTAAGCCAGCTTCTTCATATTTGTTAAGTTTCTTTTCAATTTGTTTTGAAGTAAAGCCTTTCTCTTTTAGAAATTCTTTAATAACTAGTTTTTGATTTACCTCATCATCTTCTATCTCGATATTGTCAATATCAAGATCAGCATCAATACTAAAATAATCTTTAAGCTTACCTCCATTATGAACAAATTTATCAAGCTTTTCTACTTCCTCACTAGCATATTGAGGAGTAGAATTTTCTTCTATTACTTCCTTAAAGTAATCAATCAGATCTTCAGCAGTTCTAGGCTTTTCATCATCTTCTACGTCATCCCATCCTAATTGTGATGCTAATGAATCAAAGAATCCTACGATTATTTCTTCATCGCTTGTATCATTTCCACCATCGGTATTATCACTATTAGATTCTTGTTCCCCACTCTTATCCTCATCTTTATTAGTTTCTGTATCTTCAGATTTGGATTTCTTTTGAGTTTTAGTAGTTTTCTTAGATTTAGATGCAACATCTTCATCTTCCTCTTCAGGATCTTCGTCTTCAAGCTCATCATCTTCTACTTTGTTAGTTTTCTTAGGTTTAGGATTACGTAATGCCTCTAACTCTTCATCAGTTAGTTCTTCTGCTGCTGCATCAATTACGTCAGTATCGTTATCTTCTGTTTTAGTCTTAGTACCTACATGAGGGTTTAAGGTATCTAATATAGCCTCAAAACCATTCAATGTGTTCTTTGCTTCCATAATTATATATAATTAGATTTATTTTTTTCTTCCTTTATGTTTCCATTTTTTCGCATTCTAAGCAAAGATCGCTCTTTTACGTGTTAATGGATTTTTACTATGAGTAAGTTCTTCTGTGCTTTTACCTGTTCTCTTCTTTAAAGCATTGAACTTACCTCTATTCTTCTTCTTTATATGTATCCCTCCGTCTTTATAACTCGGTATTGGATACTGTGGTATTATTGTCATAACCATTAAACAATCTCTTGATTCTTGTTTTTATTTATCTTATTTACTAAAGGTCTAGCTAGAAAATCTTTATATAATACACTTGGTTTAGTGTGTATTTTCAATAACATTTTCAGGTTGTTATATAAATCAGGAGCTGATTCTATAACCTATCTAAACTATTTAGTATTGGTAGGATAAGTACTAGGAGTTAAGGTATTCATCAAATACTCATCAAACTAATTCATAATACTTTTCTTCTCAGTAGGCCTACGCAAATATTCATATATACTTTTAGCTCTGTCTTTATCTGGAAACATGTGTTCCACTTCAGAGAACGACCTGTACTTACTTGGTTTACCTAACTATCTTAAGTATGCATTATTTGGTACTCCTCCTGGATAAGCTTTCTCATCTACATAATGACCTATTTCATGTCTTATTAATCCTTTAGGATAATCTTCTGCAGTTTTAATATTATCTGTAGACAGATTTATAATCTTACTTTTAGATGGATCAATATTAGCATAATCTTTTTTATTTGATACAAAATTAGGTTCAGGCAAGTTAACATAACTATTTATATCTTCATATTCTTTAGTTAAGTCATCATATACCTTATCATATTCTGTACCATATTTTCTATCAATAGTCTACGCTCTTCTTCTAGCTTCTGGAGTATTTAATAATTCATATGCTCTATTACGCTGATCAGAATATTCTTCTAATACTCGTCTTCTATTATTATTTTCTAAATCTCTTCTAAGATCATTAGCATCAACCTATCTTTGAAAACTTCTAGTAACAGTAGGAACCTCCCTTGAAATTTTGTTTTTAAGAGATCTATATACATTAGGTATAAAAGGAATCATAGCTGAAGCAGCCAATCCAGCACCTAACCAATCTTTATTCTTTACTGCATCATAAGCGTCTTTAGCTGATATAGCATCACCAATAGGAGTCATATTAGCAGCATCTTCAAGACTGAATACAGGTTTTAAACCTTCTTCTAAAGGTCTACCACTACTACTTCTACCTGTAGCTTGATAGAATCTCTCCTTCTCAGGATCACCTGTCTGACCACCCTCAGCAAATGCTTCTACCTTCCAATCCCAATAGCCTTTACCGGGATTATTCTCCCGGTAAGACTTTAGGTTTTGCATTCTCTATTTAAATGCTTGTCTATTCATAATCTTTCAATTATTTCTTTCCACCTTTTCCGCCTTTGGATTTCTTTCCGCCCTTGCAAGCCATAATTAATTCCTCCTATTATTTAATTGTTTTAAGATATTGTTTCCAATTCTTCTTATTAGCCTTATAAGTCTTCTTTCTATCCTTAATCTTGTACTTATCAAGATCTTCAGGCTTACGTGTTTTCAGATAATCAAAGTTATCGTCATTAGCATAAGCTTCCATCTCATAAGGAATAGTATAGTAAGCACTAGATGCAGGGTATATAATTGGGTTACCTTTAATCCATGACCATGCATAAGACCAATAATAACTTATCCATCTCTTCTTATCTTTAGCTTCATAAAGATGAATATTTTCGTGATTCCAAGTAGTAGGCTTAATCTGAGATTCAGGTTTTCTACTTAACAAGTAACCACACCAGCTCATTGCAGAATAACCACTAAATGGATAGTGATCCATATGTTTATACTCTACTTTGTCTGCTTTTACTTTAGTGAATAACTATTTAATTATCCACCATGTTTCTTTAAACCAATTCATTGTATTCTTTTTTAGTTATACGAATAAATGTACAATTTAATTTATTTACAAAACCGTTACAATTATTAAGAGCGTAAGTAATTGCTCCTTTATCTATAGCTAGTTGTCTGGAAGCCTCTCGCATAGAAGGATAATATTTAATATCATCACTGAATATGCATTTTAAATAATAACCTTCTGGTCTATTTCTATAATCAGAATATCTTCTATTAGCAGCTTCAGATAAGTGCTTTCTCCATTCTTCTTGCTATTCTATAGACGTATCGTAAAATCTAGGAATCGTGTATCCGTTTTTATACTTCTATTTCATAGTTTCAGACTATTTTGGTTTCTTTTTACCAATGTTTGCCTATCTTACTTTTTCTACTACTTCTTTCGGAATTTTCTTACCCTTATGAACCGCACTTAATTTTTGTCTTGTTTCTGCAGATAAATGTTTACCAGCTGACGCAGCTTGAGCATCAATGTTATATCCAAACTATCTATTTGCAGAATTGTAATAGTCAATATATTGTTGTTCTAATTTTAAACATTCATCTGGTTCACAGTACTCCAGTGCTTCAAATACAAGATATTCCTAGTACTTATTCCACGCGTTTTGTAAATGTTGATTAGAATGCCTATGTGCTTTGAGATTTCTTTTATGTTCTTTTAATCTCCTTTCAACATCAATTGAACTACCGATATACCTTTTACCAGTTTCTTCATTATAAATCTAATACACTCCTGCCATAATTATTTACTTCTAGCTGCTTCTGCATTAGTTTTATTCTTAATCGCAGTTTTAGCTTTAAGTTTCTCTCTTTCCATTGCAGCTTTATCTTTAGCTGCCTGCAACTTCATTTCATGATCCATTCTTTCTCTTTCAAGCTGATTCTTCTTATCTTCTATCTCTTTTTTCATTTTCTGCTCTCTAATCTTAGCATTAAATTCAAATTGTTTAGAAGCTTCATCAGACGCTTGCTTACGTTCAGCTAAAGCTTGTTGAGCTATCTCTACTGGATCTGGAATTCCATTACCATCTTGATCCATATTCTCAGCACCTCTATAAGCATTAAGTTGAGCTACAGTAATCTTAGTAGCATTATCTTGATCTATCTTATACTTCTCAAGATCCATCTCTGCCTCTTTAATCATAAGCTCTTCTTCCTTGACCTCATTTTGCATTTGAATAGCTTGCTGTTCACGTTCTGCTTGAGCTTGTTCCATAGCTTGTTGTTGCTCCATACGTTTCTGCTCAATCTCCTCTAATCTAGACTTAATCATACTAATATTATCCATAGTAATGATTTCAGCTATATCAAGTAAACTAGCACCGTTCTGCATAGCAGGTTGCATAAGTTGTTTAAGAGCTTCTACTTGTTGTTGATTCTTAGTAGTATCATCAATGAATATATCCATGTCTTCATAGAAGAACTCATCAGAAAGAGTTATAAATGCTCTAGTAGCATCATCAAGGATATAATGTAAGCATCTTTTATTATCTTTCCACGCTACTTTGGAAGTATCTAATAACATAGTAAGAGCTTCTTTCTTTACTTGATTATGAACCCAGAACCAAGGTTCAGTAATATGAGCTGACTATACTATAGATCTCTCTACATTACCTACTAATTCATTAGATGCAACAGAACCTTCACGCTATTTACTTACTCCTGATATTTCTGATACCATAGCTTCAATCTTATCCATAAGATTAATGTACTAATCAATAGTATTAGCCATAGTAAGATCTAATGAAGTAAATTGATTGAACTGAGATGGCTTACCGCCTTCTCTACCAGGTATATCCCATCCTTCTTCGTATGGGTTAATAAATGCTACGCCAAGAGCACCTAAGTAATGCATCCATTTATTCACATCTATACCCATAGATTTAGGTATCTGAGTAACATCAATAACAGGCACTTTACCTTTATCTCTAGCCATAGCAAGTTCTAGTCTGTACCACAGTACAATATACATATACTGCAACGGTTTCATCATACTTACCAAAGATCTAGGAGCACTATTAGTATTATTGTATACAACTCCTGTATAAGGTAATTTTTGAGAGTTAAGATTATCAGCAGATATGTGTTGGTATTCTAGTGGCTATATACCTATATATAAATCTTCTCCAACTCTATAACCTTCCCATACCTCTATAATCCAAGTCCATTCAACGTTCAACTCCATACCAGTAACCTTGTAGGACTCGTCTACTTGTAACTCATCAATTTCTCCAGTATTAGGATCTTGATAAGTAACGAAACCTATTTTCTTAAATGACTTCCAACAGCAATGCCAAACATTAATGTTATCAGATCCTTCAAATGGATTTGAAGTTAACCCATTAATAGTTCTTGTCTTTAAGTGAGGGTAATCCATAGATGTCTTACGTACTTCAGGATTAATACCTCCCCTGCTTACATCATCTACCATTTCAAGCAATTCATTTAATTGCTTTTCTGTCATCTTATCATAGAATCTATCATAAATTTCTGTAGCTGACATAATCATCTTACGGCAGCACCAATCAGAGTCATGAATGAATTCTAAGTCTGCACTCTAGTCATAACTAAAGTAAAGAGGATTAACTCGTTCTAAATAAGGATTACCATTTATAATACCAACATAGTATATTTCTTCTCCAGCTATCAACGCATCCTTCCAACCTTTATAAAACTCATGAACTACATTAAGTTTATTCTTAAGATAGTTGAGACTATGGTATGCTGTTACTTCTGCTATGTCCTTATAATCCTTACTTAGATATTTCTATATCTTTTCTGGAGGTAATATTTCACCATTCTATAATGCTTGTTGATATCTCTAAGCCTCTTCAGGACCTAATTGACTCATAATAGTAGCCATTACATAATCTTCCAGCATTTGTTTAGCAGTATCTTGTACTTCACTAGTAGCTATATCACTAGTACGTACTACTCTAAAATTAAATGGTCTTTTCGTTTCTTCGCCTAATAGTAAGTCTATTTTAGGTTTAATTATGTTATAATCCTATGCTGTAGCAGGGAATCCATCTTTCTATTTAAAAGGATTTGTAACGTACAAAAGATCTTTCTCATTATAGATACTATTGTATAGATCATAGTAAGTCTACATCTCCTCATATCTAGTACGCCCATTTCTACCACCTCCACTATTAAAGCCTGACTTACCTATTATATAGTCAACGCAGGCCTCTTTCCAATCTTTAGTCTTTTTAGACATAGGAAGTTTTTGCACAGGAAATGAACCAATATTTCTACTTATCATATTCTGTTAATTAAATGTATATACATCGTCATCGACTTGACTGAAGTTATCGTCATAACTCCAGCTACTATAAGTAAAGAGAGGGCCGTCGAATAATAATCTCTCTCTGTTAGTTTTCTTCTTCTCTTTTACAACTACATTATATAGTTGTTCACGATAAATCATTACCTGCATCAACGCCATCACACGGTCAAAGTTACCTATATCATTATAACCTATAAGCTCTTCTAATAGCGGTTCTGATAATATATCATGTAGGTTTTTATGCCCTGGAGATTTCTCATCATTTAACCAATCTTTGATGAGTCCTTCACCCCATTGTTTAATTTGTTTATTCATGTGGCAACCTTTCTTTCGTTGCACTTTAGAATTGCTGATGATATCAGATATAATGTCTGGCTAATCAGCCAAAAGATAGTCACAATGCTTAGCAGTAAAGTATGGAAACAAACCTTTACGCTCATTTTCATACATGATTCTGCCATTGTAATAAACTGCTAGTTTACGTAAATTTTCATAATATTCCTCTGCTGTAGCAGGCCTTCCTGTATACTCAGCTACTATTATATCATAGTAGTTTTCAAAATTCTAAAATCTCTTATATACAAAAGTAGAACCTAATGAATTAGTACCAGATTGATCATGATCATAAGGGTCTACCCCAAGTATATATAAACCAATAGGAGCATCCTTTACAGGATGTTCCCATATAACTATAGAACCAGTAGGATCATCCTCTTTGGATAGAGGATAATGAGTAATATCACCTTGTTTTTTTATTACCCATTTAAGACTACCATCTGATTCCCATACTAAATCACCTATCTATTTGTGATTTGATAATTTCTTATTTGTACGTATTTTAGCTAGTTGTTCTTGTAACTCTTTCTTCGGGAATATATTACCATTGAATTCTAGACATGCTTCAGCTGGAGTAATACAACGTTCTGCTACATAACGGTCTATTGCTACAGAACTAGTGGCATTCTCTATTACGTCTTTACGCTATTGTAATACATATTCTAAAGCTTTATGTCTTATAGTATTACCATCATTATCCATATACATACGATTTCCCTATTCATCTCGTATGTCCATGTTTGTATACTGAGGTATGAAGAAACCACATTTAGTATCTCCTACATTCTCATCCCATATGTTATCAAGCTCTAAACAGTTATAACCTTTAGGCTTATAAAACATGTCTTTAAGAGTAAAGAAGTTAGAATCTTCATCCCCACCAGTACCAAATGCTATCATAGTAGCAAATGCTCTACCGTCATTTTCTACAGAAGGTCTGGCAATTTGCCATGCTGCACCTAGTTCTTTAAATGAACCAGCTTCTTCAAATAGAATAAGGTTAGCTTTCTTACCACGTACTACATCAGGATTGTCTTTCAAAGTAACCCCAATAATTTCAGATTTATAACCTACTTCTATTTGATTACCATACTCATCCTTCATACTTACTGCAGCACGTTTACGTAACTGAGTATTTACAGCTCTTTTCTTACCCCATGCAGTATGTTCATCTATAAAGTCTAAGTAGTCCCAAGCTTTAGTAAGGATACCATCATCTGTTAAATATTGCTTATTTGAAGCGTATACATATGATTTAGAGTTAGGTATAAGATAGTAATTACGACATAACATAGCTGCTCCTTTATAACTATTATGTGTTGGAATAAAATCTTTAGTTATATACAGATGATTTTCATTATCTATGCATAAACATCTCTATTGTTCATACTATCCTGTAGCTCTAATAGCTTTTATACCTATTCCATTATAATTGTACTTTCTATTCTTACGTATTTTTTCTAATTTTCTAGGTAATTTGAATATGTCTTCTTCTGTAGTAATACAAAGTTCCCAGTGTGGTAATGTATCAGATTTGTATCCATTGCTGAATTCAACTCCTATTTTTCCTTCTATCTTTTTTGATTTGTGAACTCGTATGCCTAAACTTCTAAGTACAAATACAAGGTCATCTATTAGTTTTTCAGAAGTAGAAACAAAGGTAGCGGCTCCGTTAGTAATACTTCCATCCGTATCCATTAAACCTCTTACTAATTCTAATCTATTCTCTACAGAAGAAAATTTATAATTTTCAGGTATAAATTTATCGTAAGACTTAACTTTTACTCCTAAGTCTTTTAATTGTCTATTTAATTCATTATAACCTTTCTTGTTAGAAAGAATAGTATATTTAAACTCTGCCCATTGATCTTTCTTTATTGTATAATCTGGTAATCTTCTAGATAGTTCCTCTACTACAAACTAGTCATTTGTAGCAAATTGAACTTGTGTTCCACATATGTAACCGTCTCCTAGTAATACCCCTAATACATAGGGATCTACTGTTACTGAGCGTTCTTCAAAATGTAAAGGGTTTAATTTTGGTACTTTATATGGGTAATGTTCTTTACCTGTACTTCCTTGAGTAAGCTTACGTTTGGCGTATTCTTTTGTAGGCATAATATAGAACTTCTTTCCATTTCTGCATGTAGCCCATAAATGATTAGCCCCACAACGTACTACTCTACCATCCTAAAATTCTACCTCATATACTTCCTGTACTCCTTGTTCTACTATATCTCCAATACGTACAGGTTGCCCATTAGGGTTCATAACGTAGTCTCCTACTTTAAGAGAACCCATCGTAACAAATCCTGTCGGAGTTAATACTTCCTCAGAATAAGGTTGCTCGTAACCTTTACGTCTAGACTTAAGTACACATAAATGTTTACCCTATTTATGAGCTTCATTTACTGCATTAAAATAGTAATAGTCATAGTCCCAGAAATCAGGAAATGTAACCAACTATTCCGATACTACTTCTCCATTTACTATGCTATTTACAGTACGATTAATAGGGCAATAATTTAAATAAAAATAGTTATACCCACTAATGAAATCACCATCATCAGCTGTATAACCATTAATACAACGTTCCTTCTCCTCTGTCCAGAAACGCATATATTCTGCCGTACCTTTAGGGTGTGGACAGTATTGACCTGTTCTAATATATGTAAGAGCAGGCTATCTGAACTTATTACTATTTACTATCTTCTTATTAAAGTCTACCATATTATATATTTAAAAGGGGCGCGTTTCACAACGAACCCCTTCTATTCAGATAATAATTTATAACTTAAATTCTTTTAATTACGAAAAAAATTTACTGGGGAAATTTCTGTAGCTGTAACCTAGTTTCTTGAGCTATGGTTTTATACGCCTTATATTTAGTACTCCCCACCTGGGCTAACATTACCCCAGACTACCTGTTCACGATAACTACCTATCCAACAAGTTTCCTTCTGCTATTATAGTTTCAAAGGACTAGTATTTTAAGCAGTCTGCTTGCAGTCAGACTGCATTAATATTTTAGTTAGTTTACCATTTTTTAAAGTTCTATGACCATTTAATATTGAGTATACCATAGAAGTACTGATATGCAGCTTTTCAGCAGTTTCATTAACAGATAATAATGAAGAACTATTATCAATTTCAATTAACACTTTATATTTTGGTTTATAACGGCCATTACTAATTTGTGTAGCATTTGTTTTAAATTGTTGTTTGAACTCTTCTAGCTCTTCTAGAGAAAAAGCCACCAAATAGCCATGCGTCTGTTTATATAAACCTCTCGCGGTTCTTACTAAATTTGATCTACATATTTTAGTAATGTTTGCAGCAGCAGTAATACTTATTGCATATATAGTACTTTTCTCTTTTATAGAGTATAAATATATCGGTTTATATGACTTAATTGCTTGTTTTTTAGAACTATCAGATACTTTCTTCTTTTGCTCTTCTGTCATCTTGAGTCCAAGAACTCCAAAATCACCACCTTTAGTACAATTGTATCCCTCTGTATAAGCGTTGTATTTTTCAATATACTCTATTTCTAATTTGTCTAATGTTTGAATTAGTTCTAAATTAGAAATATTTGGATCTGGAATAAATGATTCCAGTATATCTACAGTAAAGTTATGAAAACCGTACTTATTTATTGCTCTATAAATTGGTAAATCTAATTTTCCATTCTTAGCATTTCGCATATGGTCTTTTAGTCTTGATCTTAGTTTAACACTTTGACCAATATAACATTTACCATTCACATTATTTTTGATTATATATATACCAGCTAACTTTGGATCTATATCTCTGTATGTCATATCTGCAAGTTTTATATGAATATTGGTTGGGGCGGCAGGGCTCGAACCCGCACATCACAGAGGTTTAGAATCTCCGGTACTACCAATTATACCACGCCCCAATATCACGTGGATATTCTTACCCTCCACGTAAGGGCCCCTTAAGGGTTAAATTAATGATATCTATAAATTTAAAACCAGCTCTTGATACGCTTAGCTATTCTTTTATACCAAGGTTTTACTTGCAATCTAGCTGCTTCACATTCAGCAATTGCTTCCTCAACAGTTTTGGTATCATCAGTTAAATCTACGATAATTGTAGGCATTTTTGTATTTTTATCCATAATCTCAATTTTGTATTATTAAACGTTGTTGTTATTTTTTAGTGTTTATCAAATGTTATACTCTAACATTTTGATTAGGAAGTTCAAATAGATTAATCTTAGCGTCACCTTTTACTTTGCTAGTTTCAAGCTCACCAGACTTAACGGCTTTCTCTAAGTAATCTAGAGTAACAAATGTATCTTTTACTTTAGCAAATCCTGCATAATACTTTTCTATTTTCTTTTCATCAAGTTCTTCTAATAAAGAATCTTTATAGTATTTATTGAAAGTATCTAGCTTTAATCTGATACTATCTAACATATCTAAAGTACGAGTATGTTGTAATCTAATAAAGCTATCTTCTGCTTTCTGTTCATCTTCAGTAAGCTCATAATCTGTATTTCCTAAGAATTCTTCTTTTAGCTTACTTTCTATTTGATCATATGGTATACTCAGTACATAAGGACTATCCCATTTATTCTTAAATACTATATAACTAAGTATTGCAGTAGCATGCTGTTTATCAGCTTTATCTGATTCCCATATTTTCTTAAAGGCAGGTATAGCTAAAGCATTTTCATGTATTACTACTTTTCCTCCTATTATATCAAATAGTTTCATAATTAATCTATTCTATAATCAGTATAATATTCTTTTTGCAATCTTGCTAATATTACTCTAGCTTGTTTCTCTGAACAATTAGGATTTGTGTATTCAGGATTATTCTGATACTTGTTTATCACTGTCTGATAATACGCTATCTCCTGTTCTAGACTTTCCTTTGTTATATTCATAAATAGTTTTTTCTACTAAATCTTTTATTCTATCTTTATAGGAACACAGTTTTTCTATAGCTTCTTCATTAGAATCATATAAATCATAATCTGTAATTATTCCTTTAACTATATTTTTGTTATTATCTTCTATAATGGCTCCAGTTTCATCTTCGCATAACCAATAATTAAAGTTTGTTCTTTTAGCCAGCTCTCTAGATAGTTCTCTAATCAGACGAGATATTTCTTTCTTTAAATCACTGATAACGTCGAGTTCAGCTCTTCTATCTAATTCTGTTTGGGAAGAAAGTTGTATCTTGTCAAGTATATCGTTACAATTATTTATTTTTTCTTCAATACGCTCATCTAGAGCTTTAGATAAATCTTCAACAGTTGCTTTTCTAAAAGTGTGTTTACTTATCCACAGCATTGCTATTGCATTCCAAGCAACTTGAGCTAAGTGATGACAATTAGTATCTTTATCAATAGTATTACCTTTTTCATACTCAAGTAAGTGTCTTAACATAGCGGCTTTATAACGTTGGTAACCATTCTCTAAGTTCTGCCAATTATTATCACCGTACTTAATAGAACCAGCTGTGTATACTTTTACGATATCTTCAATTTCTTCTAGGGGCAACAAATCCCATCTTAATTTCTTGTCTAAGAAATCATTCTTCTTTTCTTCCATCTTCTTTATTTCTTAAATAATCTATCATAAATTGACCTACTTTACCTGCTATCCAACCTAGTAAATAAGCGTAAGGTTCGTTACCTTGATCATATCCTTGTCCTACTCCTCCTATTATATCCCATATTACATCAGTGGCATGAGTAGATTCATGAGCAGCTACTTCTATAGCTGTACCATCTAATTTATCTGGAGTTTCTATAAGTATGAGTACTCCTTTATCTCCCGTTCTTTTATCTCTTACTATAAAGGTGACCCCATCTGCACTTGCTGGACTAATAGGAGAGCCATTATTCTCTTTATTCAGTAAATCTTTAATAGTAGGATAAAACAAGAACTTTCTCTTCATTTCTTCAAAACAATCTATGGTAGAAATATATATATCTACAGGATATATATCAAGGCAGTATTTTCTAATCATCTTTTATTACTTTATATATATTAGCAATAGCTCTATTACTAAGTAAGTACACATACAAAAATACTTCATCTGACAATCTATAAGTTGAATCAGGGGTAATGATTTCATTGCTACCTTCTTTAATTTGTATCGTGCATTCATCTTTCTGACCTATTGGATAAGACATTTTGTAATATATCATGAGCTCTACTAATTCTGTTAGAATGTCATTTTGTGGTATCTTTGTTATCCGTATCTTCTTTCTTTCGCTCATATACCTTCTTAATCTTGATTTTACCTAAGTAAGTGAATAGCATAGGTCTTTCATCACCTTCTGTTATTCTTCTATTAGCGAACATAAAAGGATGATTACATATAACCTTTATTACCTAACTAGGAAGTTGATATTTATTACTTAGTTCAGAATATATACTCATTCCAGTTTTTTTCATTTGACAACTCTCTAATATTATAATATTTGTTATTTAAGAAAGCTTGTAAATCATTAGTATTATCTGAGAATGTGTTAGTTCTAATAATATTAATTGCTGCAAATAGATCTTCAATTTTTATACCTTCTTCTGAACTTGTAGCAATATCACCATTAAATTCTAGAATCTTTTCTAATGTACTAATCTCTTTCTTACTATAGTTCTTTTTGGGTTCAGCGATAATAACGTCTGTATTTTTACTAAACACATTTACTAAATCACACGAATCTTTAAAGATAACAAAATGATTATAAGGTAATACTTTCTTGCTTAGCTTAGCCCAAAATCTCTTAAACCAATTATACTTTTTACATAATAAGACACAACCTGGTTTAAGTGTTACATATTGTATATTCATATTATTCTTTCTCCAATCTAAGTACGATAGTTAGCTGAACTCTATCTCCTATTATTTCAGGTATTAATGCAGGATTAACCATCCATTCATCATCAGCTTTACCTTTTATTATCAGACCTTTATCTCTTAATTTCCCTATGTATCTACTTAAGTTATCACTAGTAATGCCTGTTGCAGCTTTTAGATAACGTCTGTTTTCGGTACTTATTACATTCTTGCTGTACCCAGGGAGCTTAGGAGTATTAATATCTATATCAATTAATAAAACCATCAAGTCTTGCTCCCTAGTGGTCAGCTAAAGTACACCATCAAGTGATTTGAGGAATTCTCTGTAAAGATCTGTTTTCTTAACAGTCTTTACTAATTTATTCATTGATAATTTCCTTTACCTTTTTAAGAATTTGATTCATATTGAAATATACTGTATCTGCTTCAACCTTAACGCAAGTAGGAATCTCTTGATTATTATAGGCTTCTACTATATCGTCATGGTCTTTCTTATATTGAGCTTCTAATGTATCTATCAAATCAGATAATGCACACAATTTATCAATTGCAGAGATTTCCTTATCTTCATCTTCAATGACTAACAGATTACCTGATTCTACAAACTCTTCTGCCGTTTCCTCATCCATACAAATATAACGTGAACACTTCTCATTATCATTTTCAGTTGTCATACTGAATTCATACAAATTAGTGTCTTCATTATAAGTAAGCATATCACCTTTTTGTGCAGATGCAAATTCTTTAATTACTTTATAGTTCTTCATAATAATTATTATTTAGTTGTTTAATAGTTGTTACATATATCTAAACGGTAAATGTTAAAATAGTATCTATTCTTTAACATTTGTTAACTTATATTCAAATAACGGCATAAAAAAGGCTAGATCCGCAGACCTAGCCCCACAACAACTATTAATACGCATTAATATTTAGTCTTTTCTTGCTATAATATCATAAGGTTTAACTAACTGACTATCCTTAAATAAGTCAAAGTCTTTAGCAAACTTCTTATTAAATACTATTGTATCTCCTACTTTAAAGTCTGTTATATTTAGACTTTCTGGAATAGCAAGTACAATTCCTAATCTCCACTCTGACTCTACTTCTTTTACTTCAGTCTTAGTCTCAAACTTCTCATAACCATCAACATCTTTTTCACCTGTACCAACTGCTTCGGTTATTTCTTTCTTTAGCTTAATAGGTTCAAGAGGTTTAACTAATACATCTTTCAGAGGAGTATAACCAATTCCATTAATTACTGTTTCTAGTACTTTATCTTCCATAATATTCTTATTTATATTCTATAACGTATTATTTGTTGTTTTGTTTCTTTAATCTCAATATATTTCCGCCATTAGAACAGCAGTATCTCCTAGCTAAAGTAGGACAATTTTTATCTAAGTAATAGCATCCATCACAACTACCTATAGGATTAGACTCTACTATAAACTATTTGTTATCTATTGTTACTGGTATTCTATTCTTTACTATCTTTGCTAATTCCTAGTCGTTCAAAGTCATTGCCTTATTCTTTTTTACATTTTTTAAGTATAAATCCTTGAGTACATAAGGCGGTAATTCTAGAAGGGCAATAATAATTGTATAGATCACAACCTTGACACATACCTTTTATTTCATTCTCTACTAAAGTATAAGGCTTATTACCAAAATATACTTTCTTACCTAAGTAAGCGATTTCTTTAACTTGTTGTTGTTTATTCATAATACAAAATATCTAAAGTAGGAGACTATAATCAGTCTATACTGTCTTAGACTGTCTTTAACTGTTATAGACAGTAACGTATAAACTCTTATAAAAGTTTCTTTTATGATAAGCTTTTTAACATTTGTTAAGAACAATTATAGCTATTTAATAGCTAATTTTTAACATTATTTATGAATTAATTTATATAATTCATCAGCTAACTTCTTAGCATCTGGGTGAGCTTTACTACTACAACGTAATGAGAAGAAATGTTCCCAATCTGATTCAAATCCTGTCATTACTAATTCTGTCTTAGTTGCATTAGGTAGTACTCCACGAGCTTCTTGAGGCTTTAAACCTTTGTTTATTAGCAGTCTGTATTGCATCCCTGCATTGTTCAAGCACCATAAAAAGTTATCTGCTACACCATTATCTGAAGGCAATTGAATCTTCATATTATCAATATCACACCAATCTCCATCCCAGTAAGTATAATCGCCGGTAGGTATATTTAACCAAGTAGGTCTAATAAAAGTAAGTTCGTTATTAAATTTATCCTTATTGTAGTTACAATATCTTTGAGACTCCTGGGCAAAGCTAAATACTCTATGTCTAACAAATTCATGGCTTACTCCTCTATCACATATGAATTTAGCTGTAATGCGCTTCTCATGATGTTCTGTAGGTTCGCATTGCCACTCTAAGTCTTTTTCCCAACCGTTCTCTATTATTACTCTTAAATTAGTAGTTATATAATGGTGAGTTAGCTTAAAAGGTCTTACTTTTGGGTATTTTTTCCTTAGTTCTTCATCAGCTGCTACACTATTAACTTTAGAATATTTATTCTTTCTATATCTGTCTACTAGACCATTATTAGGATTATTAAATTTTCCAAACTCGTCTTCTAAGGTTTCAGTATAAGTTTGTTCAGGGACATTAAGATAAATAGTACCATGCTCTAACATAGCTCCATGACCAAGCTTAATCATACGATCTACAAACTCTTTAGCGCTATTCTCTGTTATCTTATCTTCAGACTTATAACAAGTTCTACCTGCTAATTCTATCATCTTGTAAGGGTCTTTCTCCTCAATAATCTGTACACTGGATTCTATTAATTTCATATTATATAGTTATTTGTTATATATTATATAACGCAAATATTAAAAATAATTACAGATATTTAACATAAATTAAACATATTTTAAAAATAAAATATAAAAAATTTTATAAAAATTTTTTGAGAGAGGTGGTGCGTGTGTAGAATTAAAAAAATATAAAATACCCCCGCGTGTGCGAAACAGCAAAGATTCACTCCCCTCTATTAAGTATTGGCAGGGAACACCCCGTACTGTTTCAGTATTGGCGTTCCCTTTTATCGTGTATTGTGTAATTCTTAAAATTGTGTAGTTATGAAATGTAATGTAACAAGTTTTGTTAAAGTTGAGAGAGAAAACGAAATGCCGTACTTTGTTATTAAAGCAACGGGAGTTGAAGGTGACGAGGGCGCAAACGTAGTAGACGAGGACGGCTGTATTAATCCGTTTGCTATGATGTCAAGGCGTTTTAACTTTACAAAAACACTATTTCCATCAACGGACAAGCAAGTAGAGCAATTAGAAAAACTCTATGAGGTGGACGAAGACGGGAAAGTAGTTAAGGGTGCGCCAATACGGTTAATGTCGGTATCTTGGGCAACGGGTACGGAGTTTTACATTCGCAAAGAAGGCTCTGTTACTGGTGTCTATGAAACGGAGGAGGAAGTAACGGAAAAGGTTGTTCGTAATGGCAAAACCATTGAAGTGACTAAAACGAAGTACATACCGAAAGTGTTTAAAAGTGTTAATTTGACGCTCTTTGAAAATGCTGATGGTACATGCGCTGAAAACGGTGGAAATGCTGATGCCTTATGCAAAAGGACTTTTGAGAGGGGACTTGAATCAGGTGCTTATATTCCGTGTGAAACAGCTACAGACATTACCGAGGTAATCGCTTAATATATGGCGGTTCTATCCAACAAGCACTGCCTACTGTTATGTAGGCTCTGCTTGCTTTGCAAATCAACATTTATTATCAACATAACAACTTTGCCTATGTATTCATTAATACACGGACTATTGAACATTCTATCTATCCTATTTTGTTATTACATTATAGGAGGGATTAATGGTTTAATCTTTTATCTCATCTTTAATGTGTTTCACATTCTATATCTTACTTTAAGATTAGATGATGAGTAAGAGAACAGCACTCTATTTCCAGTATTATGGAGTATAAATAGACAATACGCACGTTCATGCTGAGAATGTGACAAAATCAAACAGCCTAAAAAACTCAATAACTTCCCAAGACATTGAGGGCACCAGTTTCTTATAGGTTACGCATGTGAGGGCGAATATACTCCTTGCGATATAAGTTTTAGGTGTAAAATGCATTCTATCTCTTTCAACAGCATCAGAAGAAGAGAATAGATAAAACGTGAGTGCAACGTTATCACTTTGATGCACTATGTTATAATTTAATAATTATAGCAGGCTCTTCTAATTTAGCCAACTACGTGGTAATAGAAAATATGAAATCTGAGAATCGCAAACTCGCTCAGAGAGTAAGAAGTAGCATGTATGCATAATGGTCAAATGTATATATGAGTAAGACCAAAAACGAGCAACCAACGTGAAAAACCAATGGTGTAAAATAATGCTCCAGATATCTGTTGATTACTTGGGATATCTTATTATAATTTATTTAAACCCTATGAATTTTAAATTAAGTAGGAGTTGCCAAGAGTAAGACACTTGAACAATAAGTCTAGCTGATAAGTAAGTTCTTTATAAGAGAACATTTCCATTACGAATTCAGTCGCAAATTGTAGAATTAGCTACTCTACAATTTAGTGAACGTTAGTAACGTTGTAATATAATATAGTCTTTGGAAGGATTATAGTGTATTACTAAATAACTCCTCTTCTTATTCTAGATATATAAGAAGAGGGCTGTCGTATCTGTAGATACCTGATGAGTCTTTGAAAATTAAGACGAAACAGCAATCATTAACTAAATAAATAATCATATGGATAAAGACACAGAATTAGGTATGTTATCAGTAATAATCACAATGATAGTATTATATCTATCTATATGGTTATTTAACTAAGATATACAGATTTATTCGCAAAGTAATTATTCTATGAAATGCAAATTATCCTCATATGTTGTGAAACATAGTTTAACCACGTTAAAGTATAATAATATAAGTTAGGTATGCCCTTATAAAGACTTAGGTAGCGCTAAGGACTATATTATTATACTTCTCTTCTTAATGCAGCCAAGTGCCGGTGACAAGCCCGACAGAATGCAGAGTCAAGAATAATCTATTATCATTACTACGTATCCTATGCACAAGAGATATAGTAGTTGAGAAGGTAATAGATTATAAACCACGTGGTAGATGCAGTTGTAGGTTCCAACTGGTGCACATCTTTTAGAGACAGTAACCAAGCTCGAAGTAAGCAGAGCGAAGATAGAAAGCTATACCTCGATAGGCTTAATGAGGTGCTTAACAGTCTGACACTAACTGAACAATAAGTGTTAATACTTTAGTATCTAACTATTATATCAACACAATGATATATGAAAACTCGTGTATGATGTATATCTCCTTAATTAGGGCGTTACAACGTTCCAGAAACGTAGTATGAAGGCGCAGAGGCGTTAGAACTAAAGTATTTTTTTAATAGAGTAAGAGAAAAAATTAGCATATAGATAGGATAATGCGCTTACTCTATTATTTTTATTGCATTAACTAACAAATAAATAATATCAAATTATGAAGAAAATAACTTGTATTCAACAGTATGTGATAGATAATCTCATTGAAGATAAGAAACTATCTACAAACAGTCTATTAAGTGCAGTTTCTAAAGTATGTTCGGAGGAACAGTTTAATAACATACTATCTATTCTTATAGAAACACCTATTCCTTGTACAGATGTACCTAAATTGGAGCATAAAGAAGACTCAGAAAATAAAACAAACTTAGTAAGAATGAGTATGTTTATACCTGAAGAAACTAACGCTTCAGCTAAACTAGACATAATAAAAATACTAAAAAAACAATTCAACTTTAGTCTTAACCAAACTAAAGAATATGTAGATAGTTGCATAGGAAAATATAGTATACTACCCAATATTATTCTACAAACGGAAGTAGATGAAGTTACTAAAAAATTAGAACCTTACAATGTAATTGTATCTACAGCAATGTTTTATTAATAAGTTAATGCAGTAAATATTACTGCATCTTTAAGGTGAGAATCCTTGACAATCCTGTGGGGCTTATATCTCGTGTTTATAGTAGTGGTGTCACGAGTATTAGTGCAGACGTTAAAATCAGGAACAACTATATTAGACAGCAATATTACCTTCTCCTAGTCGCAGATGTCATATAGTTTAATATAGCCAAGTTCGTTCGTCCTTAGATTTATAGTATGAGCCATTTGTTTATTTAATCATCGTTTCATTCTTAATTGTACAGATTGATTAATTAAGCATAACAGTAAGCGTACTGTTGTCAGTATATTTATATGTGAATATAGGTATACTGATTGCACTCATTAAGGCAGCCTTCACGTGGCGAGTGTGTTAAGTAGTAGGTTAAATAAATCTTCCAGTTTGTACCTATGAAAACTAATGCCTTTTATAATTAGTAATTAACATTAAAATCAATTTAATATGGAAAAAGAAAAACTTACAAGATTATCAATTTTAAGAGTAATGTCATATGACCTCTTACATTTCCTTATAAGGGAAAAAATACTTAGTGTATTTCTAACTGAATGCTTAAATAATAGCTATTCTTGGGTTCTTAAAAGGAGAATAGAACAAGGAATATTTCAAAATCGAAGTATTACATTACATGATATGTATGAATTTGAAAATTATTTCACATTTAGTGTATCTACTACTTTTACTGAAAGTGTTTGGTGGAGATATGCATTTAAGTATAGGGAGGAGTATTTATGGGAAGTTTAAATAGTATTACTAAATCTATAGTAAATATTATAATATTTGTGCTTATAATTATATGGGTAGCTAATAGACTATCTAATACACATGTTAATACTGCTACAGAATTTTTAGATAATTATAAGAATTGTGTAATAGTAAGAAAAGATAAGAGCACAAATAACTATATACTCACTATTAAAAATCCTTATACTCAAGATATTAGGTATCGAATTACTAATGTAACTGTTCCTTCTGGATTATGGTATAATTATTCTATAGGAGATACTATTGGTAAGAAAAAGCAGATATATTTTAATCAATAAAAGTAAGTAGTTATGAAAAGAGAAGAAATTAAATCTTACAAAGATGCTTGTAAAGTAATAGGTAGAAAGCCTAGAACTTATAAGGATAAGCATTTAAATCTGTATGAACAGCTTAGTACAATTGTAGCTGCTCTAAATTTCATTAGTAACAGTAATAAACCTTGGACACCTAAGTTTGATTATTATTACATCTATTCTTGGTTACACAGAAGAGATGGATATAATGAATCTGCGGGTTTGTTCTATTTAGATTCTAACGATGGGTTGGACAATTCCTATGCGTCTGTCGGGGCTTCTCTGAAAATAAAAGAGGAAGAAGATGGAAATTACATAATGGAAAACTTTAAAGAACTACTCCAAGATTGGTTTTGGGGAGATTAATTACTAATTTTAAAACATTATCAAAATGGAAAATGATTTAATGGCGAGACCTGAACCGCCAAGGAGAACTGTTTGGGTAATAGTAGCAATCATTGCCTTAATAGGCATGTTTGGAGCAATATTTTACGCAGAGCGTAAAAACATTACTAATTTCTTAAATGGTGTAAACCAAGAAGAAGTACAAGAAGATCCTCAAGTTATCATTGAGGAACCTGTAACAACAATACAGGATATTCTCGACATGAGAGAGCAAATGAGAGAAGATAGAAGAGTTGATAGTGTATTTTTAGCTATGCCAAAGGTAGTATTAATTGATATTTTGATGCAACATGGTACATCGTTGTCTATAAAAGACATAATTTACATATATGAATCAAACACATCAACGTATAACACAGTACTATCTGGAGCAAGAGCTCAAAAATATCTTGATGACTCTATACAAACTCATGTTATATCAACGATTGTAAATGACTCTATTCAAAATTAAAACCAAACCTTCTTTCTATTTTAAATGAATATTAGAGTCTAGTATACTCAGTCTGTGAAGATAGAGTATACGTCCTCAGAAAATGACAAGCATGTGGGGCGTAAGTAGCTAAGCAGTAATGGTATAGTATCAGCAATGACCATTACGCCGAAACTGATTGCTATAATCGTGCGGACGTTAAAATCATGTACTCCAATAAGATTTAGTTTGACAGCTATTTCTGCTTATGAGTTAAAACTATAGTGAGAGTCATAGTAAGTAACGATTGTAGTCGTTTATCTTTGTCTTATAACAAATGCTATAAACTAAGAGTTGGCACTAACTTAATTAAATCCTGAGTGTCCAGGCGTCATTATTAATCAATTTAAACGTTTAAATTATGGGAATATTATCAAAATTAACTAGAACAATGCGTATTAGAAAAATACGCAAAGAAGCTAGGCAAAAAGCTTATGAAGCATTGTGCCTATCACCATTAAAATACTCTAGAGCAATAGCTGAAATAGATTGTATTATTGATGGTCACAAATGGAGTAGTGAATTTGATCCTAAAAAGGAAATAGCTAAAGGCACTACTAAGAGAGTATACTGCAAACATTGTGGAGTATATTATCATACTCATACTTATAAAGAGGATATATGAAAAAGTTAAGTAATGGATATCTAGAAACAAAATTTAGGGTATTCTGTAAAAATGATGATACTATAGTAGATGAAACAGAAGCCTACATTAAAATAGACTCTATAGTAGGAATAATTAGAAGTATTAATGACAATACTACAGATATAATACTTGTAAGTGGAGATAGATATACAACTACAGAAAATTTTGAAGATTTCTGTATAGATTTTTTTAAAGAAAATTAATTTTAATCAATAAAATTTAAACAAATGAAACTTTTAATTATTGGATTTAAAGATGAGGTTAATGATGAACTCATCAAAAGCGGTGTACTTGCTCTTCAAGGTACAATGGGTATAGATGTTAAAGCCAATATCTATACTGAAGATGAATTTCTACTCACTAATAAAAACAAGAAAAAGCCTGTGAAGAGCGATTTTATGATCGCGGTAGAAACGATTACTGAAGTATGTGGAGAAGAATCAGATAGTATAGCTTTCCGTAGCTATTTCTATACTCTTGTATTAAAAGGAGTAATACAGAGACCTATTCTTGAAGTACTATCGTACGGTCCTAAAACTAACAGAGATCTTGAATTCCTTTCTAAAAGAAAAGAAATGGAAAATATTGTAGAATATGCTCGCGTAGCTTTATCAATGATTTCATAATGGGAAAGACATTCAAAGATAGTAATTACACCATAAAATATGGTAATACTAAAAAAACAAGATCGCATAGAGCTAAATTACAGCCTTATGATCGCAAATCTAGAGATTATGAAATTGATAAGTAATCAAAAGCTTAAAGCAACAGTAAACAATCTTTTAAAGAACGATTGTCCGTTACAATGTAATAAAAAACATTGTGATGTATGTCAATTCAGAAATGACAAATCTGAATCGATTCCAACAATAACTACCAATACTCCTTCGCCAGAGGTATATGGTAGAGATATGTATTATTAACCCTAAACAAGTTAGTATGGTGCAGTCAACCCAGAACTACTATTATCAACCAGATCCCTAATGGAAGCTTAGTAATAACTAAGCTACTAAGCAAGAGTACAATGGACTATACAACGGTCAACCAGTATCTAATATTGGTCTAAGATGAAGGAAAAGGGTTGCCTATGAATAAGAGATACGAATAAATAGGATAGTAGTTTTTTTAAAGAAATTAAAGAAATTGACTGTTAGGTCTATGAATCAGTCGTATGGACGGGGCTATCGTATGCCCCTAGCTCCACTACGTGTTTAGCAATAATATTACAGAGCTTAATTGTATCTCTGTGAGACATATTATTCTTCATATAATTTATTGCTGTAGAGATAAATTGTACATTACCTATTATATAGCCCTTAGTAGAATCTATCCTATCTAAAGAAGCTGTATAAATAGGATTATTATGATTAGCTTTATATTCGGCTAAATATAAATGTATACCAGTGTAAGGACAGATACCTTTTTGCTCTTCCCATAATTGTTTTAGATATTCTAATGTAAGATTGAAATCTTTAAATCTCTTTTTAGCATTTCTAAAATAATATCTAAATGGAGTATATTGATCTCTCCTAGCATAAGGATTTAAAGAAGAAGGATTACCTTTTTGTTTATTATTTTTATTACACATTTTACCACTACAAGCACGTGAGCAATAGTTTGCTCTACCTAATTTAATATTCCTGTTATACTCAGAAACAGGTTTTTCAAATTCTTTTCCACAACAATCACATTTAATAGTGATTAATTTTCTATTTTGTTTATATTTAAGCATATTAGAATATTTATATATATATACTATAAACGTATATAAACGTGGAGGAGTTCTGTTTCTAGTAATAGAAATACACGGGGCTAAACGGTTTTGACAGCGACAATGTGAAGTAGAATAGGTCAATAAGCAGATAACTGGCAATACAAGTTATATTATGAACTATAGCCGTATTGCGGCGTAAGTTCAAAACGGCTAGGCTAATGTCGTAGAAAGCTGGAGTAAGGATAGTACTCAGATGGTAGAGCGGTGAGATAATATCAAAAGCTGGTATCGGAGGTTCGAATCCTCCCCTTACTACAAACTTAATTATCAAAATTATGAGAACAGTAAAACAAATTAAAGCAACAAAAAGAAACTTTTCTATTTTGTATCTTACTAGTGTTTTAAAAATGTTAGATCGTATAGAGTCTTGGACTAGAAATTATTCTATAAAACAAGCTATAAACATGACTAGAAACGCTGCTAAATATGCTATATTAAAGATAAAAGATACAAATTATGAACATTCTTTTTATGGACCTCAAACAGATGTAAAGTATGAGTGTAAAGAAAGCAATCAATGATTTAATCCCACCTGAATGGGATTATGTTCTTAGAAAGAACAAAGTTCTAACAAAGTTCATAGATTATATGTATGAATTTTGCGTACCAACTTACTGGAGAAATAATAAGTATCATAGAAAAGCAGTTGAAAGAATTCGATTTAAGTTTAGTCGAGGAATTTTAGATTGTATTGATGCTATGAATACTTCAGAAGGATATCATTTTTGGAAGAAAATTGAATTAGAAATAGAAACATATAAAGAGCAAATACGATGAATAAAATTGAAATCATTCCTTGGGTTAAATTTAATGATCCAGGAGTAAAACAAGAAATCGAAAAACTTGTAGAAAAGTCTACATCTAAAATGGATTTTCTTTCAAGAGCAAAAGATCAGTATAATTTATCATTATCTGATGCTAAAATTGTTGCAGACAAATTCTTTAAAAAGGAGGTATAAATGTTAGAACTTAAAAGAGCTGGCTTATATATAGCCAATGGAAAAAACACAAGTGTTTTAGTAAGAGTTGCTGGTGAATATCCTTATTTACGAGTAATTAGTGGCGTTCTATTGAACGATATGGAGAAAGATGGTACAGTTACTGTCTTAAAAGAAGATGATCCTGAATTGCAGGATATAGTATGTAATCCAAAGAACTATATCTTTGATCTTCCATCTGTAAGTAGTTCTGTTAAGAATGAAAGTGGATTAAAGACTACTGAAAAGAAGTCTATTGAGTTTACAAATGAGCAATTTGATGAGTGGGTTAATAAATATATTAACTTTACTAAAATGTACCCAGAACAGTATAATGTCAAAGCTCAAGTAATGATTATCAGTGCAGGGTTCAGCATATCTCAAGCTGATCTTATCATTCAACAAATTCAAACAAGACTTCGTTTACGTGGTATTATGTAAAGTATTATGAAAGCATTTGAGTATTTACAAAAAAATATTAAGAAAGAGTATTCTTTCTATCCTGGTACAGTTATATCTTTAACTACTAAAGATGCAGTTACTCCATTTAAGCTTAATGGAAAGGAATATTGTACTGGAAGAACTAAAATAGGTAATCAGTATTATAATTTTCTAAAAGATGAATCTAGTGATGGTGCAATCTTTAGTGGATTACCTGATAGTATATATAAAAGAATAGAATATCCTATGCTTAATACAATAGCACAAAGAATCCAAGACAAAATTATGGTATTTGCTGTCAGCCATGCAGAAATGCAACAAACTAAAACTGAGTTAGTTCAGTTAAGAATAGCAAATAGTATGATTATGAATCTCAAATGTCTTAGTTCAGATGATAGAATTCTCTGGGCTAATTGGATAAAAGAACTTTACTGGGAGAGAAAAAAGATACTACACAGATGGTATCTAGAATATGTTTTACCATTTTAATTACTGAATAAGGATTAAAGTCATTGGGTTGGCTTTAGTCCACTAAAATCTAGCGAACTATGAAAGAAGAAGAAAAGCTTCTTGTAGAGCAAGCTAGAGATGGTTCCGAAAGAGCTTTTAGTACACTTTATAATACTTATAAAAAGACTGTTTGGTATACTGCTTTTAAAGTGGTAAACAACGCAGATGCAGCAGATGATATAACATCCCAAGTATTTACTAAAGTATATTTAAAGCTTAAATCTTATACACATCACTTATCATTTGAGATGTGGTTAAAAACTATTACAGTTAATACTGCAATAGATTATATAAGAAGGAACAAAAAAGAGCAATTAAATAACTATATTGATGAAGAAGACTCTACAATTCAATTAAATGGATTAGAACATAGTCCAGAAGATAATCTTATATTTCAACAGAATATAAACATTGTTATGGATTGTATACCTCGTCTTAAGAAGAAATATAGGGATTTAATTTATGCTCGGTTAGATGGGAAATCCTATCAACAAATTTCAGAAGAGCTTGCTATTCCAGAAGCGACTGTAAAGACGTGTTTGAATAAAGCAAGACAAAGACTGAGAGAGATGTTTAACAAATATTAACCAATACTTACAAATTATGGCAAATTCATTTGGTCTACTGTGTCTTGCAGTAGTAATTGGATTCATTGCTTCTATAGTAATGAAGGATGCCAAAGCTTTCGGCAAATTAATGGCCATTATGCTGATAAGCTTGCTTGTAGGTGCAGGAGTAAAAGAGTTAGTAGATATTACTAACGATGACATTACTTCTGAGAAAACTGCAGTAGTTTCTACAGAATCTACTCCCATGCACAGTAGTATTTCTCCTTTTGTATTGGAGGATACTGTTGCTATTCCAGATTGTGCAAGTAAGGAAATAGTAGAGCGTGACAGTGTAGAAATTGAAGCAGAAGGAGTACCTACAAAACAGAGAGTGAAAAGTAGTTATATAGATGATTCATGAGAGTACATTACTCTTAATATTATTTATATATATCTACAAGTATTTAATCTAATTAACGCGTAAGGAGCGCATCATTATCAAAATGGCAAAGAATAATAAAAATGCAATTAAAACTGCAAAGAAACAAACTAAGACTGCAGAGGAAAAAGTGAAGACTCAAGCAGCAGAAGCTGCAGTTGAAGCGCCAAAAGCAGAGGAAACTAAGGTTGAAGAAACCAAAGTTGAAGAACCTACTCCTGCTCCTGTAGAAGAGAAGAAGGAAGAGATTGCTAGTCCAAATGGAGAAGTAATTAACCCAGAAGTAGTCGAAGAGGCTAAGGTTGAAAAGCCTAAACCTGCTACTCAAGTAGTAAATACATCAAAAGCAACATCTTTAGGTGCTGCACTTTCTTCAGCTGGAGGTTCTACAGACCGTATTGACAAGAATCATGCAATTGATCTTGCAAAGATGGTATATCAGGAGTATGTAAATAATCCAGATACTCCCAGTAGTATCCGACAGACTGCTAAGAAGCAATTTGATGTAATGACTGGAGTTGCTTTGCTTCAGTATTTTACTCAGCTAGAGGAAGACTTCGAGAATCTAGGAGTGCGTATCAAACCACACATGCGTGAACAAGCAGAAAATGTTCTTACGAACTATCTTGGGGTTAAAGTAAAGACTACTGCTCAAGATGATGGTCAGTTATTGCTTCAATTTGAAGAAATTCCAACTGAGACTCGTAAGACTGCTGCACAGGACAATAAGGCTAAGGAAAAGCCTATACCAGAACCAAGTCCTGAACTTCCTGAAAAAGAGAAGCTAGAAGCATTGCGTACAATCTTTGCTCAAACCAATAAGGGTGGAATTGGAGGTAATCTCTTGAGTGGTATTGAATGGGCACGTAAAGCATTCTCATTTGCTGCTGAAGAGAAGAAATCTGTTATCTTTGCAAATATCCTTCACAAGGGTACTGAAGCTACTATGATTAACTGCCTACGTGGTATGGTTAATGGTAAGATGGGAGCTGAACATAGTATTCTTGGAGCTCATGCATTATTGAAAGCTTGGTGTCCTACATTAAGTGAACAAGAAGTTGCAGAACTAACTGCAGTACTTATGTCTGCTGCTTCTAAGAAGAAAGTTGATGATTGGAACGAGAAGGGTAGTTCATCTCATGGAAAGCCAACTTATGACGGAGAACTTACTGTAGTGAATCGTCAGATTTTAGCAGCAAATGCAGGAAATGTAATCGATGCTATCTTAAAGGGTAATGTTGAAGACGTTGCTGTAAAGGTTCCAGATAGTCAACTTGACATGATTGTTCATCCAAATTCTATCCGTAAAACGCTTGTTGCAGCATATGGAGATTCTGAGAATATCCTAAAAGACAAGTTAAAAGAACTTGTTCAGTATTATGCTAAACCTATTATGCGTTTGTCTTCATATGTAGACAAGTCAGCATATGCCGAAGCTAAGAAGTAATCAATATGAAGCGTTTTAATATATTAGTCACACTAGTAATGGTGTGCCTAGGAGGATTTATAGGATTTGATCCTAATTCTCCGTCTCAAACTGCAAATGCTGAAGAAACTCGAATTCGTTGGGTAGACGTACCTAAAATGCCAGTAGACGTACTAGGTTTGAATGAAGAGAAATCTATCAACATTGACTTGCAGGAAAAGACTGTATTATTTGATGGAGACGTTGATAATACCACTGTGACAATTAAAACGGACGTTGAGACACGTCCAGAGTACATAACCAAGGTAGTAGAAAAGGTAGTATATCTACCTGAAGACATTGCCTATAGAAGCAAATTCTTTAACCGTTTAAAACCGATTAATAAAGAACTGCCAGTGAAAAATTGGTAACTGCCGAAGAGAAACGCAGACCGCTACTAGAACTATACAAGCGGTATACAAGAGCTATAAGTATAAATATTCATTATTTGAGCCTAACTAAGCCGTGTAATGTGAGTAATACAGGATACTGAAATGTATTAAATAAGAGCTAACACTATTTATTTATACTATAGTATGATAACTTGTTGTGTTATAAAATTACTCTATAACTGAAGAAGCAACAGGAAAATGGGAGAGCGTGCATAACCCATAAGCGAGAACCGTACTGGTGGCTAAAAGACGCAGATGTGGAAGGAGCAGCTATCGCATCTAAACAAAGCAAGGGGTATCGTTCACCTCTATACACATTCGTTGACCAATATCACTGGTGAAATCACGAAGGAATGTGAACACGTGCTGTTTATACGTTGTCATCTTAACTGAGAATCGACTAGCATTCTAGGGTGTCTCCAAAACCCCCTTGGCCCACTACTTAAGTGTGTACGAGCCTAAAGAATATTGCCTTAGTGTTCTATATTATATCTAAAGATCTTCTGTTGTATAGAAGTGTAAAATTCAATTGGGAATCGGGAAAATCGATGGCAAGATTAGTACTTGGATATGGTATATATGAAGGAGGAGGATAATATAATAATGAGCAGAAATTAATTAAGACATGGCTGAGTGGCTATGATCCGTATAATATCTTTTTGTATTAGAGTTATATGACAGATTAACCGGATTGGGTGCAAAACCCTTACGCAATACAGTGAACGTTAGAGTTAGCTGTTTGGGAGAAATCCCTATGGAAAGTAAATTGCGTGTCTTACAGCTTAAGAGATTTCATAATATAGTTGCAATTACTATAGTGTTTAGAAATAAGCATAATGAGGTTTAGGTTATTATATTATAAAGTGACTTGTTAGTAACGTCACTATAAAGCTTAGTGTGCTTTGCACCGAGTAATAAACTAACTAGCGCTTGAAGTCCGCGAAAAGACTATTAGTAGTTGAATATATGATCAATATAAGTATATTCATGGGAAACAAAGGAAGGTGGAACTGAGCCCTCCCATAAAACTCAGACAAAGTAAGTGAGGTATCTTTAACCAAGATTCGCTAGAAATAATTAGGTAAGAGCTATGCACTCCAGCATAGAGCAGGATCTTACAATGCGTCTTAAGAGGCCGACACGAAGTAGAATGGAAGTAATCTACGTATTGCCTTGGTTAGTTAATGTTATATAAGATGTTATATACTTTAGTAAGTCTAATCAATGAGTGCCTACGCTGAAACGAACAGCTAAAACAAATAAGGAGAGTGTAAACATGTTTAATTTTTAAAACAATAGGGAAGTTCAATGGTAGTACCTTGACAAAGTATGAGCCACCCCGCTATTGAAGTAACTTGCTACATGAAATTCTGTAAACTAATGTGCGCAACACATTAGCTAAGGAGATCGCTGAGACGGCTAGTACGCTTCTCATTAGAGTGTACTAAAACGTTGTTGAATGGTTGGAAATACCATGAGTAGAAAATAGTAACCTGAGATTTATCGCAATGTCAGAAGTGAAATGTCCAAAAGTGGGTGCTGCGAAACATCAGCAGCTTTTGTAAATCAGTAGTTTTAGTAACGTTTCTCAACAGAAACGACCCTCATTCGCCGAGTCTATTTAAGATAAGAATGTTGTAATAGCTTATATGCCCGTAGATAGTATCGTACTATTGATGATGGAGCTCTCTACATCTTTGCATCAAATCGCGTTGTAGAGTACGGCAAACAAAGGGAAACGGTAGGTGTTACGAGTCCCCTTTAAGTATAATCTCGAAACCCAAAATTGCCAATATTAACAGATATTAGCAGAAAATATTATGTTTTAGAGGAGTAGAAATAAATAAGTGAAGAACGGCTGACTTATCTGTCTAATAAGTAAAGTCCTACGGGGAATGCCGAGTAGTGAAATATTACTACGTTCTAGTAATGAGTTTTATTATACTTTGACTTTTTTACAGTACTAACAAATTTTATCAGAATCTTAACCAACGTTGTATTACCATATGCATCATTGAGATTGATTAACCTCATTCAAAGCTTTTTAAAGCGTATCCTTTAGGTACAGGATAAGGTTAGAATAAAAGGTAATACATTAATTTTTAATTTTATTTATTAACTGATTAATTTCTCGTTAAAGAAATCAATCTTAAAATCAAAAAGGAGAAATAAATATGAACGAAATGAATGCAGTGATCAATCCTGAATTGATCGGTAAAAACAGAGCTATTCTTGAATCTTGGAACTTAATTGGTAAAAAGATTTTCGTTGTTCGGCGGGAGCCAGCAGATCTTATGTTCAATGACCGTAAACGGGACGGCGATCCAACTTTGACAATGAAACCAATCATGAAGTACATTATTGAAGGTACTAATATCTTCGGTGTGCGGTTAGTTCCACTTCCTGATAAGACTACTCTTGTAGTGGAGTTAAACAACAATCCAACTCTGCAGTTTAAGATTGGACCTGCTAAATTCCGTGAAGTTACTATGGAAACTATCACAGAAGCAGTAGAAAACAATGAGAAGAATTCTTCTCTTGGCCGGGAACCAATTTTGTTTGATGATTTGATTTCTCTTACTGAGCAGGTTAATAAGCTGAATGCTCTAGAGAAAGCAAAAGCTGAGGCTATTGCAGAAGATATGCTTAACCAGGCTAAGTTGTTAAGCGATCTTAATGACATTCATTTGACGGAGTGTGATAAGTATTATACTGAGCTTGGTACTCCTATTACGAAATAAATCGTATTTGAGCTATGTCAAAAGTAAGACTAATCTCCAAATCTCGAGAAGACTTACTAAAGCTTTTATTAAAAGATAATCGTATTAGTAGCATTGTTCTTTTGAATAATGAGATTCCAGAATCAATTGTTATCAATGACGATGGGTCGGTAACATTTGGTAGAACACCAAAACATTGGTGGAATAAAATTTTTCGAGATTACACAACTCTGTCTTTTACAGATTTGTGTTTTAAAATGCTTAATGCATTTTCACGGTATTTACCAAAAGACAGTAATTTACCACGAATTCTGACAGAAGAAATCATTACTAATGCTATTAATAAGCAACAGTATGATTTTGTTATTGATCGATTTGTTATGTATGCTTTTCTAGGTGTAACAGAAGGTGACTACAAATTGAGTATCCTACAGCTGATAGATGAGAACCCACAGCAACAGCAAAAAAATGATTGTGGTCGAAAAAAACGTTTCCGGGGTGAAGGTATTGCATATCTTGATCTTGGAGGAGGACAAATTCCAATTGGAGTACGTCTAGAAGAAGATTAATTATTCATGAATAAGTATTAGCAGATGGACGCTTATTCATACTTTGGATTGAATAGATTTGTTTAATAAAGTAGTACAAAGTATAACTGAGTTAGTAGATTAGATGTAAATATCTACTTACTATAGTTATATAGAGAATGAAAACGTTAAACATTTATATATAAAACCGTAGAGCCCAAGACGATGGGTCGAGTATCTTGGTTTTATGGCCTTGTGGCGAAATTGGTAAACGCGTCGGACTTAAAATCCGATGATCAGAAATGGTCTTGAGGGTTCGATTCCCTCCTTGGCTACACAGGTAAGCGATTTCTAATATACGATATTTAAATCAAGTATTAACTAAAATAATATCAACTATATATGAAATCAATTACAAAAACTATTAAGCCGAACATGTTAATCGATAAGCGTGATAAATTAACTAATGAAATTTCTCGTTATTGGAAAATTATAGCAACAGAGAATGTACTTAAGAAAGGTTTAACACGCAATTATGACCTAAAATCTCTATTAATTCATATTAGAGCAACATATGATGAATTAGTGATTGTTAAATTACGTATTCAGTGTGCAAATATGGGTATTAAGTTAAAGGATTTATCCAGTAATGCAAATATTATTAATATCTATAAGCTATCTGCTTTAAATGAGTATATGGTTAAGTTAGATGAAATGATGAAGCATCACACAATTAATCCTGTACTTAAAGCTAAACGAGGGAAGAAAGGTTTAGCAGTAAATGAGGAACTTACGTATAACTATTTACGTGCTAAGAAGAATGAATGTTCGTTACCATTAAATGAATTACGAAAGAAAATTGCAGAATTTAATGACAATACTGATTTGAATGAGGAGGAAATTCCTTTATTCTTAGCAGCATAAGAAATCATATTTTTAAAATTTAAGAAAATAATAAAGTAATCTTAAAGGGATAGATAAGTAACAATTGGCGGTAATACGCCGAATGTGAGGTGTGTCGGAGGCATCTATCCCTTATTTTTTAATCTTTAAAAACAATAACATTATGAATAAGACTGATCAACAGAAAGATAATAAGTATATCAATTACTGGACAGAGAATGGTAAATCTTCTAAAGAAATTAATAAAGCAATGAAGATTACAGTTACAACTACTTATAAGGATAGTAAAGGAAATTTACGTACTCGTATAACATATCGTCATCCTAAGTTAAGTGATTTGACGTTCGAATCTTTACCAGCAAAAAGTTTTGCTCTCACAAAGGAACAAAAAGAGGAAAGATTTAATAATGCTGAATATAGCGATAAACATGATAAATTAGTATCTAATCTATATGGAAAGATAAATAATATCTTTAAGAAGCAAGCAGAAAAAGCAGCACATAATGATAAAATTAACAATATTATGTTTAACAAAAAAGTACGTACTTTAGTGAGTAAGCAGAGAATTAAAGGTGAATATCCTAATTTGCTTATTATACAAAGAAAGAACAGTAAAGGTTTACCATATGATTTTAGTATAAATCCATCTCGTAAAACATTAGAAGAACTTCGTAAAGACGGAGAAGAACTAAATAACACATTTAGTAAAACTATGCGAGATTATTGTGGTATCGAAATTTGGGAAAAGTCTCGATATAAACTAAAAGGAACAGGTGTTCCAACGAATTATCGTTATTGTATCTTTAAAAATAAAGAAACTATTAAAAGTGCAGCATAATGAGAAAAATTGATAAATTAGATGTTATACATATCAAAAAGAAAGCTGATACGTATATTAAGAAGAACACTGAAATTAGAGAAGGACAAGCTCTGTTTTGTGCTTCTTTTGATTTGTTCCCTAAATCAACAAATAAATTATCTGGAACACCATGTGATTGTTTTTACGAAGATAGCAGAATGTCTATCTTTTTAGAAGAATTACAAAAATTAGACGCTGAATAGCGTCTTCGGTCCTATAGCTCAATTGGATAGAGCAACAGACTTCTAATCTGTAGGTTTTGCGTTCGAGTCGCAATAGGATCACTAACTAAACTTTAATAATATGCAAATACGTGGAAAAGCGGTATTTGTATTCGATATCGAAGTATTTCAAAATATCTTTCATTGTTCTGTAAAAGATACAGAAACAAATACTATTTATAAATTTGAAATATCAGAGAGAAAGAATCAACTAAGAGAATTAGTTAAATTCTTTAAACAAGTAAATAAGTACATTACTTGGGGAGAATATTATACTACAACTAAACAAATAGAATCTAATATTATATTCTGTGGATATAATAATCTGCATTATGATAATCCTATAATCAATTATATAATTGAATATGAAGATACTTTAATGAATCATAATGTATTTACTATTTGTAGCTCTATATTCAACTTAAGTAAGACTATTACTACTTCTAAGGAAGATAATATAGATGCATGGAAGCACTGGAAGTATCAAATATGGTTTGATACTTTTGATATTCTTACTATGTTATATTCTAATAAACTTAGAGTAGGTTTAAAGGAAATTCAAGTAACAATGCAATATCCTAATGTACAGGAATTTGTATGTGATTGGACTAAACCTCTTCCTTTAGAAGATTTTGACTCTATGATAGATTATAATATCAATGATATTGAATCTACTTCAGAATTATTAAATAGATGTAAGAAAGATGTTGATTTACGTATAGCTATTGAAGATGAATACGGAGTAAGAGTACTTAGTAAAGATGGCGTAAATATTGGAATGAAGATTTTAACTCAGAAATATCTTGAAAAAACAGGTTTAACTTGGTGGGATATAGAAGGTCTAAGATCTCCAATGGATTATATTCCTTTAAAGGATGTAATATTACCGTTTATTAAGTATGATAGTCCTATTCTAAATAGAGTACTAGAAGATATGAAAGATCAGATAGTGTCTCCAGGTAGAAAAGGATATGAAAATAACTTTGTATTTGCAGGCTTACGTTATACTGTAGGAGTAGGAGGAATTCATTCTAAGAATGATCCTGAAATAATTATTCCTAAAGAAGATGAAATGCTTATAGACATCGATGTCGCATCTCTATACCCAAGTATGTTAATTGAATATGGGTTCTATCCTAAACATTTAGGACCTGAATTTCTAGAAGTATATTCTCAAATTAAAAATGAGAGAATAGAAGCAAAGCATAATGGAGATAAGGTAAAGAATGAGACATTAAAGTTAGCTCTAAATGGTTTATCAGGAAATCTACAAAATGAACATAATTTTTGTTATAGCCCTGAAGCTGTAATGAAAATTAGAATTAATGGACAGTTATTATTACTTATGTTAGCTGAAAAGTTAACACAAGTAGGATGCCGAATCATCCAAGCTAATACAGATGGTTTATTTGTATTACTTAAGAAAGATAACTATCAACAGGTTAACACTATTTGTAGAAATTGGGAACAACTTACTAAACTTACTCTTGAAGAAGAGCGTTTTGAAGCTATGTACCAATACGCTATTAATGATTATATAGCAGTTAAAGAAGGATACCAAAAAACTAAAAATTCTGATTTAATTAAAACAAAAGGAATGTTTATTACTAAAGTATTATTAGGTAAAGGGCTATCTGCAAAGATAATTCCTGAAGCTATAATAAAGTACTTTGTAGATGGTATACCGGTTGAACAAACTATTAAGGAATGTAAAGATATTAAAAAGTTTTTAATGTCTGAAAAGACTGGTAAACAATGGCATGTTGAATATATGAACGAGGAGCAACAGAGAACTAATCGTTTCTATGCATCTACCAATGGTGGATACTTATGGAAATGGAAAGATACTGGTCACAAAGAAGGTGAAATTATAACATATACTGAACCATATGTAGGAGAACATAAATATAAGGCTTCTGCAAGACAGTATCAGAATATGCTAACAGCATCTGGCGTTACTCTTCTAAATAAATTTGACGATAAACCAATAGAAGAGCGTAAAATTAATTATAGATATTATCTTAGAGAAGCTCTTAAGATAATTGAAGAATTACAACCAAGACAATTAGAACTGTTTTAACAGAATCTAACATATCGTATCAAATTCTTATAAAATTGTCATAAACTTTAATGCTTATGATACTAGAATTAGATACATCTCTATTAAACAAATTTAGTATATCAATTAATCAATTAGTATTTATTAGCCTTGTATTGAATGATAATCAAATAAATAATCAAGACATTCATGAACTTCTCAGCCGAGTTAATGAAGAAGAAATACAAGACTTAATTCAACGTAACATTATCGTAGTTACTATTTCTGACGATAATAAAATTTATAGTCCTTCAAAAGAACTACTTGATTTCATTAAAAAGAATGAACAGAGTATGTTTGACGAGTTCTATGAAGTATTTCCTATTTATGTAACAAGACCAGATGGAACTAGAGGTTTTCTTAGGTCTAACATAAATAAATGTAGAAAAGAATATAACCGTATTATCGGTAAGTCTAAAGCTATGCATGAGCATATTCTATCCTGTTTAAGATATGAGATAGATGATAAGTTGCAGACAGGTAAAATAGGTTATATGAAAACTATGTGGAAATGGCTTACTCAACATGAGTGGGAATGTTACGAAGAGCAAATAAATGAACAACAAAATGCAGAATTATATGGAGCAACAGTTATTTAAGACACTACCGTATAAGACTATTGCTGAAGTAACTAATGAATCTGTTAGTTATATTCAAGCAAGAAAGGATAGAACTATTATTCCTCTTAAAACAAGATGGAAAAAGTTCAATAGAGTTTGTTGTGGAGGATTAGAACCAAATATGATTTTAACAATTGCAGGAGGTTCCGGATCTGGTAAATCAGCATTTGCAAATACACTTGAAACTGATTTAATTGATCTTAATACAGATCAAGAAATTGTAATTTTAGATTTTTCGTTTGAGATGCTTAGTTATAGACAAATAGGTCGAAAACTAAGTAATCGATTAAGACGCACTACCTCGGAATTATATAGTGCAGAAGACAGTATAGACGATGCTACATTTACTAAAGTAAAGGAAGAAGCAGAACGTATTAAGAAGTATCAGATATATTATATAGATACTCCTAGTACTGTTGAAAATATCGAAAAAACTATAGATTATTTCCATGAAACAATAGCTAAAGATAAATGGCTAATTGTTATCCTAGACCATGCTTTATTAGTTGAAGGAGATACGGAACGTGGAACAATAGTAGATTTACAGAAAATGTTTATTCGTAAAAAGAAATTATCTAATACGAGTATTATACAGATTTCACAGATGAATCGAAATATTGAATTGCCTGATCGTATAAATAACCCATCTATGCATTTTCCGTTGCGTAGTGATTTAGCTGCATCAGATGCTATATTCCAAGCAAGTGACTATGTGATAGCATTATCACGTCCAGAATTACTTAATATTCAAAGTTATGGAGTCAATCGCTTACCTGTGAAGAATAAGGTATATCTACATTTTCTTAAAGTAAGAGATGCTGGAGAACCTTGTATATTAGAGTTTGACAATGAACTTAAGTATGGTAATCTGATAGAAACTGAAGGAAATACTACTATGCAGCAAAATGTAGTATTTAACAATAAAAATAGGCTGAAATTATGAAAAAGACTTTTACAATAACTACTCCGAATGCAAAATGTGATCCGACTGGTGAATATAAGAATTATCTTTTAAAGCGTTTACTTACTAGTTATCCAGAATTAGTTATTGATGGTATTGATACTGAGGAAACTCCGTTTAGTTATCAGTACATTGGCCCGAACAACAAGATACGTTTTGGTGCCGATTTATTTTCAAAATGTGACGTTGCTAAGTATATGGATTGCAAATATTGCCCATATGCTACGCCATATTATCCTACTGAAAAAGTAGAAAATTATAATTTAGCAACACAGTTTGCTCTTGCAATGAAACGTTTAGACGATTATGCAAAAGCAAAACGTAATTATAAACCCCTGTACGATTTTCGATTAGCAGATGGAACTCCCGTTAAGGAGTATGGAAATTTCATCCAGGTTGGTTATAAACTAATTCCGAAATATGATCTTAGTTATTTTAACACGATCAACGATGAAGAAAAAACTATCATTAATAACATTATTATTATGATTAATAATACTGAAATTAATGCAGAACTTAATATCTAATAACTTTTACTTTACATAATACAAATTTTAACATAATTTATCATAGACTATCATATCGAGTAAAGTAGTATAACCTATTTAATATGTTAATACTACCAACTGAAAAAAATATACCAAAAGTACAAAATCCTAGATTTTTAATACTTTTTGGAAAACCTAAAGCTGGTAAAACAACATTACTTTCTATGCTTGAAGGATGTCTTATAATAGACTTAGAAGGAGGTTCAGAATTTCTTGAAGCTCTTTCTATTCAAGCAAGAAGTGTAAGTGATTTAGGAGAAATCGCTAACTTAATACGTCAAAAGATTACTGAAACAGGTAAGAAACCTTATAAGTATATTGCAATTGATAATGCAACACGCTTAGAAGAGATATGCTTACCATATGCTGCTACACTTTATAGGCAAACTCCTATGGGGAAAACCTTTAAAGGAGATGATGTAAGACAGCTCCCTAACGGATCTGGATATTTATATCTTCGAGAAGCAGTAAAGAAAGTAATTTTTATGTTTAAAGAGTTATGTGATAACTTTATTCTTATTGGTCATACTAAAGATAAGATGATTAATAAGGATGGTGAAGAGCTTACAGAAATGGCAATAGACTTAGTTGGAAGACTAGGCGATATTGTTTGTGGTGAAGCAGATGCTGTAGGTTATGTCTATCGAAAAAAGAATGAAACTCATATTTCATTTGAAGGTGGAGATAATTCAGTACGTGAAGCAAGAGCCCCTCATTTAAGAGGAAAAAACATAGTAATTGCAGAAAGTAATGAAAACAATGAGATTACTACTCATTGGGAAAGAATTTATTTACCAGAATAAAAAGATTAAGATATGTATAGTAAAGAAAGAGCACAACAGATAACAAAAAATGACGTTAGATTTATTCCTGCAGGCATTCATGAGAATGTACAATTAAAAAGTGCACGTTTAGCAGAATCTCCTACAGGTAATAAGTTTCTTGAAATTGTCTTTGAAAAAGATGGGGCAACCTTAACTCAGACTGAGTGGAAACCTACGAAGTTTGAAGGTATGGACGAAGCAGCATTACAGAAGAAAGAAGATACTCAATTTTCTCGTATGATGCAAATTTTGCTTTGTTTTTATAAAGATGAACAATTGATTTTCAATGGTTCTACATTTGAAGAGTTTGCTACGGAAGTAGTTAACTATTTAAATAATGCAGATAAGTCTAAGTTAGTAAGAGTAAAGATTGTATATAACAATAAAGGATATACTACTTTGCCTTCATATGCAAAATATACATTTATTGAGCCTATGATCTTACCCGATGGTATGACTTCTGCAATTGCTAAATTAGGTATTGACAATTTTGAAAAGCCTATTGTAGCAGATGTAGAAACTCCTGTAGATACACTTGATAGTGTAATTAAGAATGAAACAACTTCATTTAATACAGGTAATTTAAACGATTTGCCATTTTAATAAATAAGGTTTAAATTAAATGCCTACGCTAGGCTAATATAGCGATACGAGAGTGTGAGTAGAGTCTAACGAAAGCACTCTCGTTTGTTTTATGTCTAATTAAAAAATCAATTTAAAATGCGTTTATCAAAATTCATAAATAAACATTTCTTTAATAAAGACATAGATACAGTGGATCCTAACTACACGATTGAAAATATCAATGTAGATAAAAAGCGTGACGAGCTTAAAGAAGGGGATGTAATCTATGCTGCCATTTCTACTACGATTAAAGAAAATGGTAAGAAAAAAAGATTGAATCAACGAAAGGATCTTTATATGCTTAAAGATTCCTATGGTAAATTTACTTTCGTCGACTATCTTGGTAATGAATATAAAACCTCTCTTACAGGTACTAAAATTATTAATAGTTTAAGTAAGAAACTTAAAGAACAAGAAATAAATAATTTATTAGATACTTATGAAAGAGACCTAAAAGAAGCAGAAAGACTAAAGTATCTAGAGGAAAGTAAAAGTTTAGGATTCAATTTTACTGACCTAGAGCCAGAAGAGAAGTTACGTAGAACTGTCAAAGCTGGCATAAAGAATATATGGATGGTTGGTCCTGCCGGTTGCGGTAAGAGTACTATGGCTAGAAATATAGCAGAAGAGATGGAAATTCCATATCTATGTATTAGCTGTGGTATAGGGACATCAGCTACCGAGTTTATTGGTTATAAGTATCCGACGCGTGAATCTACTCGATTTGGAGAGTATTATGCGAAACCATCTATTATATTGATTGACGAGATAACGGCATTAGATCCAGCAGTTGCGCAAATTCTTAATGCAGCGTTAGCAAATGATGAAATTGAGACTACTACGGGCTTAGTTCATCGACATCCGAACTGTATTATTATTGCCACAAGTAATACATTTGGGTTTGGGTGTGATCGTCAATATGTGGCAAATAACCAATTAGATGCGTCTACTATAGACCGTTTTATTGGCGGTATTGTAGAAGTTACGTATTCTGCTAAGTATGAAAGTCAGTATGATTCTGAAGTAGTAGATTATATAAACACTTTACGTAGATTTGCTAAAGAAACAAATTTACGTAAGGTAATATCTACTCGTATGGTTCAAGCTGGTCATACTCTTAAGTATAATCACTTTATGGATTGGAAACAAAGACTAATTATAAATTGGTCTGAAAATGAGAGAAAGACATTAGAACAATGGTTGGAGTCTAGTGATGAAACTCCTGCGAAAAAAAAATCTAGTTAGTTATGAAAGAATTATTATATAATTATGATAGCATTACAGATTTTTACAATGATGCAATTACTCCTACTCCAGAAGGAAATTCTAATGATCTTAACACTCATTTAAAAACTGAAAAAAAAGATTTTAGAGGATTATCTATAGATGATATACAAAAGAGTAAGTATTGCTATCTTAAAGGTTTAGATGGTCTTAAAGAAATAGAATTAAATGTTGATTTAGGAGGTTCTAAACGTAGTTATACTTATGACGAGTTTGATGGAGATGACATGAATTATGATAGATTACTTGAAGGTTTTCCAGCAATGAGAAAACGAGTAAAAACTCATGGAATAGGAAGTGGACGTCTTATAAACGTATATGTAGTAATATCTGAAAATTGCAACATAGGTTATAAAGAAATGCTTAATAAAGCCTATACAGCTATACAAATTGTAGATATGCTTGAAAATATAGGATATAGAGTTGCAATATATGCATGTGATTCTACCAGAGATGCTTATGGTAGCTGGAGAGAAGAAACAGATGTAATATATGAAGTACGTGTATGTTTAAAGAAACATGAAGATTCTATGAATAAAGGATTAATATTAAATGGTATTAGTCCTTGGTTTTTTCGTTATTATATGTTTGCTCATCAAAAAGGTCATTACAAAAATGGCTGGGGAATGGGGCATGCTATACCACTTAATATAGAGCAAACAAAAGAAAATATAGTAATTAATCATGGTCAGTGTTTATCTAAAGAATCTGCTGATGCAAAATTGAAACAAATTGAAGAATTATTCAAGGTAGATTAGAAACGTTAAGCCATAAAGAGCTATTATACTATTCCTAAAGTATAATGATGAGATGTAATGAATGATAGGTGTAAGTCCTATGATACATATTTATCTTGACAGTTTAGGGAAAATTATAGTCTTTAATATTTTTTAAAGAATTTTATTGTTCTCTGCTTAACTATATGAGAATTCGAGCCTGAGTTGATGGTCAAGTCGCTCTTGAATATAGAACCAAGGGTTTTCTTTATTTTTAGTTAATCTATGCAAACATAGAACTGTAAAAAATAATTTATTATATTAACAAACAATAACAAATTTTATCCTATAGTGTGAGAGCCTATAGGATATACGGAATGTTCTTTAGAAAAGGAAAGATACTAATGTAGTGGGTTCGATTCCCACACATTCCACAATAAAAATCATATATTATGTATGACAAAAGAAGGGTTAAAACCCCTACTAATATTACTTTAAATTATATCTTATCTAAAGTAACAGAGTATGATATATATACTCACTATCTTGGACAATTTAAAGTAGGCGCTATTTATAATAGTCCATTCCGTAAGGATAATAATCCTTCTTTTGGAATATACTATAGTAAGCGTACAAAACAACTTTTGTTCAAAGATCATGGAACGGGAGAATGTGGTAATATAGTTAAATTTGTATCATTATACACAGGTTTAACAAATTATAACGATATACTACAAGATATAGTAGATAAGTTAAATATTACTACTTCAACTAAGCTCGATAGCTCTAAGCAATACATACCTTCTTCTGAGACTGTAATTGGTGTAGTAAGACAAAACTTTACTCTAACAGACATCAATTACTGGTCTCAGTTTCATATTTCTAAGGAAACTTTAAAGAAATATAACGTTAATAGTATTAAGTATTATTTGTGTAATGGTATAGTTAAAGGTATTTATAAACCTGAAAATCCTATGTATGCTTATAAAGTGTATAATAACTTTAAGATATACAGACCATTAGCAGATAAATATACTAAATGGAGAAACAATCTTACAGAGTATGACATACAAGGTTATGCTCAATTGCCTAAGAAAGGTAATATACTCTTTATTACTAAGAGTATGAAAGATGTAATGTGTCTTCATGAAATGGGTTATACGGCAATATCACCTTCTTCAGAAAGTACATTCATTCCATTAGATATCTTAGAACAGCTTAAGAGACGTTTTAAGCGTATTATAATACTATTTGATAGAGATGTAGCTGGAGTAAAAAATAGTCGTAAATTAAGCCTTAAACATGGCTTAGAAGCAATGTTTGTCCATAAGAAATTTAATGCAAAAGATATATCTGATGCAATTAAATTAAATGGATTTGATAAAGTTAAAAAGTGGTTAAATGAAACGATTAACAAAGAAAAAAGGTTAGAAGAAAGTACGAAATGCAACTCCAAATGAATATGATGGAATTAAATTTCGTAGTAAACTTGAAACCTACACATATAAGAAGCTAAAAGAAGCTAATATTCCAGCACAATATGAAGCAATACATTTTGAACTTATACCTAAGTTTGAATACAATGGAGAAAAGGTAAGAGCTATGACTTACTTACCTGATTTTGTTGGTAAAAATTTCATAATTGAATGTAAAGGACTAATGGGTGATTCATTTCCATTACGCTGGAAGATTTTTAAATATACTCTTATGAAGAGTAGAGCGAATTATAAGTTATACTTAGTTCGTAACCAAAAACAAGTCGATTCTATGATCGATGAATTAAAAACTAAAAAATAACAGATTATGTCAGAATTTATAAAAGCAGGTAATAAGATCCTTAATAAACCTAATGGTTTTGATTATGATTTAATTAATGGTAAAGTATATAATCTTAAGTATGAAAGATACGGAGTCGGTTCATATTTTGAAGAAGATGGATCTTTAAGTTTACCTAAGAAAGTATATACTACTAAAGATGATGATATCTTTATTAAACGAGTAAATACTTATTTTAAAAAGACATCAAAGCTGTCCACTGGTGTTATGCTTAGTGGTGTTAAAGGTACTGGTAAAACAGTTATGGCAAAAGTAATTGCTAAAAATTCAAATTTACCAATTGTTGTAGTAGATGAAGATTTTCCTACAAGTCAGATTAATGACTTCTTTCGTAAGTTTAGTACTCCCGTAGCCGTTATTTTCGATGAGGTAGATAAGCATTGGGATACAGAAGACTTATTAGGTTGGCTTGATGGAGTACAAACAAATGCTAAGAAATTAGTATTATTTACATGTAACAATGAAGATCGAGTTAATGAGTATCTTAAAGACCGTTGTTCTCGTGTACGTTACACTCGTCATTTTGAGGCAAATGACAATGCTCGATTCTTAAAAGAAATTCTTAAGGATAAGGGTATTGCTGAGAATGAAATTGAATCTACTTATACATTTATCGTAAATAACTTTAATTTATTATCTATTGATAATATTTTATCGTTTATTGATGAAAAATTAATGTTCCCTGGATTATCTAATGAACATCTTCTTAAAGATATGAATATTAGTTCAGATTCTGAATTAAGTATTAATAAGGAATCTAAAGAATGTGAATCTGAAGAGGATGAAGACGAAGATGAATATGATGAGGAGAATGATAATAACGAGGAACATGATAATGAGGATGAATGGTTACAATTAGTAGCTAACACATTTTTAAACTAAAAAAAATAGGCTAGCAGAAATGCTAGCCTTTACTATCCTATGAAAATATGTGGATTAAGCGATATACATGGACAATTTAGAGATATACCAGAATGTGATGTGTTATGTATCACCGGAGATATAATTAATTTAAATAATCAAAGGTCTATAGATGCATCACGACATTGGTGGTATACTAGATTTACTAAATGGGTAAATAGATTACCTTGTAAGAAAGTAATAATTACTCCAGGTAATCATGATTTCTTTTTAGAAGATGCTTATAATAAGTATTATTATGATGAATTAAAACAGGATTTATCAGCAAGAACTAATGACAAATTAGTTATATTAATAAATGAACAATATGAGTATGAAGGTATAAAGTTTTATGGTTGTCCCTATATCAATCCGATAATGTTCCAAGAAGGAAGATGGGCATTTGAAGATAAAGGTATAATGCCAGGAGAAATAGATCCTGATACTGGAGAAGAAAACCAAACAGGAGAAATAATAAGCCATTATAACAAAATACCTCAAGATATAGATATATTACTTACTCATGATAATCCATTTAAAAATGGATTATTAAGTAATGCTCCAAGACCTAAGTTAGCTCATCTATATGGACACTGGCATGATGGAAGAGATTTACGAGAGGTAGGGTATTATAATTGTTCATTACTAGATGATAATTATAATGTTAAAAAGAATTTTAAACCCGTAATAATAGACATAATGAAAGAGCAAGAAAAGATAAGTTTTTTAGATTCTCTATCTTTATTAATTGAACCTTTCTATAAATTAAAAGGAGAAAAACCTTTATCTTTAGAAGAGATAAAGGAATTCTTTAATATACAAAAGGAGTTTTATAAAACGCAATTAGAAGATACAATTGCAGAAGATGAAATTCCTTGGGATACTAACTTAGAAATAGAAGAAGAAAATGATCAAAATAATAATTAAAATGATTTGAAAAAAGAAACTTTATTATGAAGATTACGTTATATAATATATAACTAATATAAATTATATAATGGAAATTTGGAAAGATATAAAAGGTTATGAATCTCTATATCAAATTAGTAATACAGGAAAAATTAAATCACTACAACGTTATGTGTGTAGTAAAAATGGATCAAAACAATTAATAAAAGAGAAGATTCGTAAAACGAGTATTACTACAGCAGGCTATGAGTATGTGGTATTAGCTAATAAAGGAAAAAATAAAACTTTACTAGTTCATAGATTAGTAGCAGAAACATTCTTACCTAATCCTTTTAATTTAAAATGTGTAAATCATAAAGATGAAAATAAACATAATAATAATGTAAGTAATCTTGAATGGTGTAATTATGAGTATAATAATACATATAAAGACATACATCTTAGAAGGAATAAGGATAATACTACACGTAAAGTAATTCAATATGATTTAGACATGAATGAAATTAAACGTTGGGATAGTATTATAGAAGCTGCTAATAATTTTAATACGCACTCTTCTAATATAATGAAATGTTGTATTGGAGAAAGAAACCATGTTAATGGTTTTAAATGGAGATATTATGAATAAAATGATAATAGATAAAGAGTATTACTCTGATACATCTCGTATCAGTAATAGTGCTATTGGTTGGTTTCTAAAAAAGGGCCCTAAGTACTTACGAGATATGCTAGACGGTAAGGAAAAAGGACTAGAATTACCTCAATTAGAAAGAGGTACTATGATACATGAATATATACTTCAACCAGAAGAATTCTGGAAAGACTATGAAATATTAGATTTTGAAATACCTAAGGTAAAACAGCAGAAAGATTTATGTGAGAGATATTTTCAATTAAAACTAACTGACCCTTTAGAAAATGAAGTATCTATCCTACTAAGATCTTATAGATCTGCTTATAGTAATAATAAAGGAGCAGCTCAACAAATAAGTGAGGCTAGAGGTATCGTAGATAAATATGATAGCTATATTAAATATCTGCAAATAGGAAGCACAAAGAAAGTAATATCATTTGCAGATTTACATATGCTAGAAACTATAAAGAAAAATATTGAGGATCATATTGCAGCTAATAGATTGCTGTACGATGTTCCTACTACATATACCTGTCATAATGAATTTCATATTAACTGGGAACTTTATGGAATAAAGTGTAAATCTTTATTAGATAGAGTAATGTTTGACCATGTTAATAAGAAAATTATTCTGATAGACTTAAAGACAACGAGCGATGTCTATAATTTCGCTCATTCTGTAGAAACATTCGATTACTACAGACAGATAGCTTTTTACCTTTGTGCTATTACTTGGTACATGATAGAAGAACTAAATTTAAATCCTGATGATTATGATTTAGAAGCTTATATCATTGCAGTACAAACAAATGGTAATAATGAAGTTAGAGTATTTAATATGTTTAACGAAGAGGAGTTACTCAATCGAAAAAATATTATTGCAAAAACATTAACAGAAATATCATATCATATCAATTCCGGTAATTGGGAACATACTCGTAAATATTACGAAAATGATGGAATTGAAGAACTTAGAACCTAAGACATTAAATGATTTTTTAATTGCAATAGCTATGGATTCATGCGAAGAAGTATTTGAAGTAGATGAAAACATAGTTTGCAATGAAGAAGTTGAACTTTAATAAATACAACAAAGGGTTGCGTTATTATGCAACCCTATTTAAAATAAATCCAATAGTATTTACTTCAGATTTATTTATAGATATTACTATAGATAAAGAGTTTTTAATACTTCAATATAAAACATATCCTAAGTATTATATAGTAAGAAGAATTCAGGAAAATGAATTTTTCTATAATGATATAATAAAAGATGATATAGTTTGCTATAGATTTAGGTTAAAAACTGATGACCAAAAAGCTGATTTCAGTATAATGCAAACTAATGGTACGCAATTTTGTACTAAAGAATTTATATTAAGTATGGCAATACTTTGGAAAGATTATTTAGATAGTTCATTTTATGATACTATATTTTAAGAATTACTCTACACAAAAAAGGCAGGCTTTGTGAAAAGCTTGCCTTTAATTTTTTAATCACCAGTAATCTAAGTATCATAATATCTACGCTTACTTGGAATATCATTTAATTCAATTAGATTTTTGAATGGAGTTATTTTCCATACATTTCTTTCTAATTGAGTTTTACCTCTATAAGCACCTCTAGTTATTCTTTTATTCTATTTACTTACTTCATCTTTTGTATATGACAATACTAAGTCATAAGGATAAGAAAATACAGACCCAACGTTATCCAATAATGAGTATAGCGGGGTAGGTGTTTTAATAGTGCTATATATATCTACTAGGTTATACGGAGCAGTAGTTTCAAAAGCAGTTCTAGCCATTACATAAGCAAATAAGTTAAGAAGTATATTTCTCTTATCTTTATCTGCCTCTTCTTTTAGAATATTCCTTATTAAAGGATATAAACACATACACAATGCTGCTTCTATCTTCAACTTCTTAATATTAGTTCTATCTAACTCGCTTGAAAAACCTTTATTAAGAAAAGTCTATTTTAAAACAGTAGTAATAAGGTCTGCTCCTGATTTGTCTTTCCAAGTTTGAGCAAATACTCTAAGTGGAGTTTTAAGTATAGCTTCTACTTCTCTTTGAGTTTGATAATCCCATTGTCTATCCATAGTAAAACTCTATTGAAGAATAATAGGGATATATTGTCTATGCATCATACACATTGCACCAAATACATTAGCGCTCATCTAGGCTTTCTGTAAAGGACTTAATTGACCATCTGCAGAACCGGCTAACTATCTGGCAGCATTACCGATAGTAAACTTAGCTTTATCTACAGCTTGTTGATATTCTGGAGAAATAGCAACTATTTTGCCAGCACTAAACTTAGTTAAAGCTTTAAATGATTTAGCTTTCTTCCATCTCTACTAGGTTTCATCTGTTCTACCATATTTATTATAAAACATTTCGTGATGCATGAATTGTCCATCAATGTATTTATAATCGTACATTACACTATTTAGTATTTGACCTTTTATAAAATAATCAGATACTGAGTATAATCCAAAAGCCCACTACTTCTAAATGACATTTATAAATTTAGGTCTATTAGTATTAGTAAACAAACTATCCATAGTAGAACCAACCTCAAAGTAATCCATATAAGCCATCTATTCGCTCTTATATGTTCTGCTACCAACACTTAAACCGTGTCTAAACAAATCGAATACTACATCTTTAAATGCACTTACTGCATTACTAAAAGTATAATATCTACCGGTCAAAGAATTGACAAGATGAGCATGAGCAGCAGTAAAGAAACCAGTAAACGCACAAGCAAAGTTTAAACCAAGATTTCGTAATGTACCATAACCAGTAATAGTTTTTAACAGTTTGGTTATACTTATCTCTCTGTCTTTAATAGATATAGATAAAGCATTAGTCTTAACATCATATAGATTCATGTTAATAAACTTTTCTGCAAACTTATATATATTAGTATCAGTTCCAAGTTTAGGTTCTTGTTTACCAGTAAATATTCTCTTAATAGAACCTATAGTACTAGTACCAGTATACTTTCTCTATGATAAAAATGACTTTATATTTTCTACCTCACCTTTCACTTCATTCTTCTGTTTGAAGTTTTCTGCCATTTTAAAATACTGAATAACAGAACCTACCATATCTGCTGATATAGTAGCTGGATCGTCTAGCTGTTTAGTAAAGTATTGAGGAATAAGAGCTAAAGAAGTACCATCAGGAGACGTTAAAACCTTTTTATTTATACCAACATCATCATTCTTTACAGTAGCAGCATCTAATAAATAGTTACCTACAGCAGCAAATGGATTAAATCCTGATGCTTTAAGATGTTTATACAAACTACCTGATATTTGAGGTAATCTATACTTGTTTAAATACTCTAGATTATTTAATTTACTATTAGATTCCTCCATTGTGTCTATTAAAGCTTTTCTAAGTTCAGATAACGCTTTATTAGACATTACTTCATTGTATGCCTTACTGTTATCATATATCTACCTTTTAGGCTGATAATACTCGTCATTATCCTATTTGTAGTTCTTATTAACAAACGGAGACTCTGAAGATAATTCAGATAAATTAGAAGAAGGAATAACCTGTATATACTTACTATCTTTAGGAGCAATCTTTGTATACCAAGATTTAGGAGCAGTTCCAGTAGATGTGTTATAAGTATTCGTTAAATAGAATACCTCTGAACTACCAGGAACTTCTTGGTCTTTTGCCAGTGCTGCTGCTTCATCTCTCTTATAAGCTTCAGTAGCTACTACTCTAGCTATCTTACTAAACTCAGTCTTTGATCTCTTTTTTTTAGATGACTTTCTTATATTATTCATCTTAATCTCTAACTAATCTAGCAATCTCTTAGTAGAATTAGGCATTAGTTTAGGATTTACTTCACCAGTACGGTTATCTCTAAACATATTTAAGATAGCTCTCTTCTATCTATTATATTCAGCATATGCTTCGCCATAATCAGCTCTATCTAAGTTAGCTAATTGTTCGTAAAACTCTTCAGTATATACTACTCTGGTATTACGATCCATCCATTTTTTAAATTCATGCTTACTTAGACTGTTTCTTTTTTCTTCAATCAAATCTTGGAATTTCTATTGATTATAATTCTTGTTAAGATTCTTAGATAGTTTGTTATTTAGTTCAGTAAGCTCATCGGCTATTCTTCTTTCTACAGAACCTTCTGGCTTTTCATTACCGTATATATCGTAAATACTAGCTAATTCCTTTTTATCTAATTCATACTGTTGTAGAGTATTCCATTCCTCATCTGTCATAGATTCATAATGAATTACTCCATTATTATCTCTATACTTATTAGATAAAGTTCTTATCTTAGACATTATCATCTCTCTTGCTGAAGCAGCTTCAGGGCTAAGAGAATTCATTAAATCGTAGAATTCATTAGTATATTTACGTTCACAGTGCTCTGATAACCATTTATTAAGTCTTTTATTATACTCTGTTCTAGTAGCTATATTTTCAGGTAATTGAAGAGTCTGATGGTCTACACCAAATTCTTTCTATAACTATTCTTTAAACTATTTTAAATCTTTATAAAATCTACCATAGTTCAAATCTCTAATTATATAACCGGTAGTATTACCATTCTCATCTACTTCAAATAATAACTTCTAATTTCTATTTCCCGCTACCTTTAATAGTTTGTTTAGTTCATTAGCTTTTTGAAACACTACTTCATTTATACTATTTTCAGTATTCTATAGTATATTAAATAAACTCTTGATAGCTTCATCATTGATTCTATCTCCAGAACCTAATACTCTAGTAATGTAGCTGATATCAAAATCTGTCTTTCTAGTATTTTCAGATATATAGTTATATATAGTAGGACTATTTACCTTTATACCTTCCTTTAACATGATTCTCTAAGCATTAACCACTTGCATACGTTTAACTGCATCATAGCTCTAATCTAAAATACTCTTACATAATTGTAGTTCTGTCATTAATTTATTATAATTTACTTCTCCTACAATTTGTTTATAAGTATTCATGTTTACTAAAGAATTATATATATCTTTAGCCTACTCACAGTAAAAAGCAAAATAGTTCTTATTTAATGCCACGAGTTCTTCGTCTGTTAGAGCATCAGTCTAACCTTTATAAGCTTCTACTACTCTGTTACCTACATCTCTAACATCTAATTTTAAATCTGTAATAAAAGAAGCTATAACATCAAAATCGCTTATAGCAGCATTCTATAGATTAGCAATTTGATACTTAATGTTCTCTATTACTTCCGTTCTTTTAGATATATCAGTAATATCTATACTACGTAATCTAGATTGTAAACCAGATAGTAAGTTCTATCTTATATCAGATAATCTCTTATCTAACTCTTCTTTAGTATCAAAGTTATACTTCTCTGCTTCATGTATGTTTGTTTCAAGCTGTTTAACTTTATTGTTTAATGACTTTTCAAATCTAACGTTAGCAGATTCATTATTATCTTCTAAATTGAAAGATAATAATTTCATTAATATATCTCTAGTACTTTCTGTATTTTTTACATGCTATTTTCCGGTAAGTAAATCAATGATTGCAGACCATACTTCCCTTATCTTACTTATCGCCTCCTCAAATAATCCTTTCTATCTAGCATCATCTATTATGTTATTTACAAATTCTTCATTAGTAAGAAATTCGGCTATAAATTCATGTTCATCTTTTAAACCATATAATGCACCAGTCCACTTACCTTTTTCAGCATGTATTTCCTAGTATAGTTTTCTATTGAATTCTAATAAGTCTTTTACTTTATTGTATACTTTAATTTCTAAGTCAGTGCCCTCACCATTTTTAACATTTTCAAAAGATCTTGAAGTAAATGCATGAACCATTTCATGTACAATACTTTTTGCATTGTACTCCATATCTGTTTCTTCAAATATCTCTTTACTAATCCATATAGTGTGAGTATTACTACTATACCACATGTAATCCCCATTAGCTAATTGATCTCCTTCCTCTGTTATACCAATATATACATCAGTATCAGAGAATAAATCAAGTATCTAGTATGCTATAGAATCTTTTGGTATATACTGTTTTAAGCGTTCAACTACTTGTCCTGATGTAGTACTCATATGAGGAGAACCATCTGACCAAGTACCGGTAATATCACCTATATTTGAAAAGAAATAAGAAGGCCACCCCTAAGCCGGTATAAACGTTTTAGCTATCTATCTAATAGCTTGATTACGATCTCCGTCAAAACGTCTTAAAAGGTCTGAAAATAGCTCAGACTAAGACCCATCTGGGCCCTAGTCTATAGCATAACCATTATTTTCAGATATGATATAATAAGCAGCATCTTCACTGCCTAACACTCTAGCAACTTCATCAACAGCTGCTTTTACTTCTTTGTTATTTAAATTTAAACACTGCATAATTATTCACATTCTTTTTTACGTTTCTTACCCATTTCAGCAAGATAAGTCATATCTACTACATCTTCAGTAACATCCATGTTGAAAGCTTCATTTGCAATAGAAGAAGTATCTACGTTAGCAAAGGGATCTTCTGTTTCTTGTGAGAATTGTTCTTGCATATCAGAGAATATATTTAACTATTCATTTATGACATCCATAGCTTCAGATCCATCAAATGGATTATCTAGACTAACATTGACAAAATCTGATACATCTGTTTCATCATATACTACATTATCTTCAGATAACGGATCTATATTAAAGGTAGTATCTACTACTTGCGCATCAGATACATCACCTTCTATTTGCTTCTATGTTCCGTTTATTTTTACCTAAATATTATCTGAACTAAGAGGTATAAACTGTTTAGTAAATCTACTTTCATCCTTTAATTTAGGTAATTTAACTCTAGACATTGCAGTTTCTGCTATAACACTATCATCAGTTAATACATTTTCATCAAACGCATTCTAATCAAAAGCTGATATATCCAAACCACCTTTTGCAAATTCATTAACTCTAAATCCATTTTCTTTAATACCTAATTTAGGTATTCTCTTATAGATTAGTTTAGCTCCTCTTTTACTCTTCTTACCTTCATCATTTACATAAGCTATTTCGCCAATTAATTGATATAATTGAATTGAAGTATTATATCCAGAACCATTATTTACAGTTATGAATTCCGCTCTTCTAGTTCTATAGTGAGGAACAGCAAAACTGTCATACATAGTAATAGCTTTACCTCCAATGTTACTTCTAGATTTAGACAATACAATATCATAATCACTACTCTTAGAACGGTCTTCCTATTGTTGTTGGAAAGGATCGTTGCTATTAGGCTTAAGATTGATATTATATTTAGGAACTATATTAGGATCATCCCACATATTTCTAGCTATTGTTAATCTAATAGAAGGAAAACTCATAGATTGAGGATCATCCCCAGTTTGAGCTATAGAACTATATCCAGATATATCTCCTCCATTTTTAAATTGGTCTAATACTTCTTTAATATTAGATACATAACCATTATCAATCTTATATTGAATAGGAACTAAATGGAAGAACGCATTTACTCCTCTTTCATCATAAGAAGTATAATATGCATATTTAACCAAATCTTCTGCAAATTCTCTAACTATATCATCGGTATCTTCAAGTAATTGAGCGAAAGCAGATATTAACTGATTCTCTCTATCATAGTCATTGTTCATTGATGATTCAGATAGAATAATTCTGTCTACATTCTACCCTTCTAAGCCATCTGCTGGATATTCCTATAAATAATTTAATAATTCATTCTTTATAGTTCCATCTTGATTAATAAGATGTGGAAAAGCCTCTTTATTAAGTAACAGATATCTCTTAAGTTTAGTTAATCTAGAACACATAGTATTCTTACCTATAAACATACCTCTAAATTGATCATCAGTCATTTTAAGGAAATCAATGTTAGAAGTAGCTCTAGCTCTAATTATACTATCGATCATTCTATTTATATTCTGAACAAACTTCTTATCACCCTAGTGTTTATAGGATATTAAATCGTTGCCATCTGTGCCTTTGATGATATCTCCTCCTACAATATTACCCATTACTGAATTAAATATATTCTAGTAAGTCCAAGTTGCAGGGAACGTTTGACTCTTAAGAATCTTTCTGGCTATAGTAGTAGCATTATATAACTTCTTACTTAAGAATGTATTACTAAAGTAGTATTTCAAAGCATCATCTACTTCCTTACCTTTTATTTCAAATACTCCGGAATTATCATATATAAATGTCTAGTATGAATTCACAAAGTTTAACTATAGTGCAAGATTATTACCAAATTTCTTAGTATCAATCTGAGATCTATGTACTAATTCACTAAGTGTTTTAGCATCCATACTTAGTTCTTTATAAGCGTGCAATACAATAATCTATTGATATAAGAATAGTAAATTATCCTGCTTTCTATTCTTTAAAGCGTATATAAGACTAGATTCATCAAATACCTGTGTCTTATCTATTACTTCACTCTTTATTCCAGGGTATGCAGAGTACCCAATTTCTTCAGCTAAACCATTATATTTAGCTTTCCAATTTTGTTTACTTTCGCCTTCTGGCAGAGCATCTATGGCTTCTTTAAGTAACTTACCATACACATTGTATAATCCAGTAATTATCTAGTTTTCCTATAGATTCTCAGCTCCATATACTCCTTTACTATTGATAACTCTATTGGATAACTCTTTTAATATAGGTTGAGCTAAGAAATAGAAAGTATTCTTACCTTTACCACCTCTAAGTAATAGGTTAGTCATATTATAAGTAACCTGATTAACATTTAAAGCAATAATGTAAGGGTCTTTAGCAACGTCTACATGAGCATTAATCATAGCAGATAACCAGTCAAGAATTCTAAATCCATCTTGACCCTTAATAGCATCTAAATCTCCTAATTGATATACATTACTATGACTGTATATCATATTAAGATGCATTAACTGTGTTAATACATGATTAGTAGAGTTAAGAGCAAATGGAGCAATACCAGCTTTACCACTAGTATATTCTTCTTTTCTAGATTCCTAGAACGAAGGCAATAATTCATAGAAAGGATCTGCTTCTTGTTTACTAGAACTTGATATTAACGGTAATACATCGTCTTGTAGCATACCAGTAAGAGTATCAATAGACGCTCTAGTCTCAGCCATATTCTTAGTATCTGATACTACTAATTGATAATTCTGTATTATCATGTTCTGTAACGCTTCAGGACTTTGCTCTCTTACTTTGTCATTAGTATATTGAACTATATTTCCATCTGTATCGTAATTCAACATAGCAATATACAGTTTATCAACGTCGAAGTCAGAACCAGTCATTGCTGTAAATTCGTCAGGAACTACTATAGTATCGCTGAATCTATCAGGAAGCACATCTACTACTTTAAATGAGAAAGTAGAAGACAAACCCTGAGTAGGGATACGATAGCCAATACCTTGTGGAGTAGAATTAGTGCCAATTATATTATGGTCAGTTAACCATTTCTTCATAGTTCCATAAGAAGTCTAATATTCTTTTGGTACTATATGTCTAAAGAAGTTAGTACTTAGAATAACATCCATACTTCCATCTTTATTTAGGAATCTAAGCTTCTTACCACCATTAAATGCACCATTTAACTCTGATTCTTTCATTCTAGCATCAGTTGCTTTTAAACCAAATGAAGACATCTGAATAGCAGAACCGCCAGGAGTATTAATATCTACTACTTCTTTGTTTATAAATGATATAATTCTACTTTCAATCCACTGTCTACTACTCTGGGCTGCTAATGGAACAAGTATATTTCCGTCCTAATCAAGAGTAAGCCCTTTAACAAACTCATCAGACATACCAGAGCTAACAGCCTAACTAACTAAATAGTCTGATAAAGCCTTATTATTCAGTTTGCCTTTATGGAAGAATCTCTTAATTATTCTCTTATAACCTATATCAGATAACTAATTGATAGCATCCATTGTTTGAGTCTTAATCTGTTGACCAGTCTTAGTAGTGGCTTTATTAGTACCGTACACTCGATCGTCTATAAGATTACCCAAACATATTTTAACAGCCTAAGTACCAAATGAACGGTCAATATGTTCGTGTGGATCTGTGTTCAACTGTAAACGTAAATTACGAATATCTTGAACAAATACAGGTAAATCTCCTTCTTTCTTAGTAAGATTGAAGGATTTTTTATTCAAACCTTCAACATTAAAGTGTTCGTTTTTAGGACCTTCGTAAGCTTCAAATTTAGTTCTACCGCCAACCTTAACCGCAGATTCAAAAGTAACCATATCGATTACTCCTAATTCCTCATTATTCATACGGTCATATAAAACCTTATTATCAGCCTTAGCTATTACTTTGAATAATGGGAACATAGCCATCTTATCAAATACAGGAACATTCAGATTTATATCACTTTCTCTATGATCTCCAAAATATACCATCTTTAAAGGTTTAACTACAAGAGCTAAAGTCTTCTGATATAATTCCGGATTATTCATCCATGACTCATCTTCTCCTTCCATTATTTGATAAGCTTCTTCGATAGCGTCACTCCATTGTCCTAACGCTTTCATAATACGTCTATACATAGCAGGACGAATATATACAGCAGCATCAGATTGATTAATATTACCACCTTTGATATCTCCTTTATCGTCTCTTCTGAAATCGTACGGTCTAGCACTAGCATTAGTATAGCTATCTACAAACTCTTTCTAATTTTTAGTAAGAGAATTATAGAAGGCATCTTCTTTCTGTTTAGTAGATAAAGCCTCTATAATTTCATTGTCGCTTAAATTAGGATGAGCTTCGCTGTATAAATCACGTAGAATAGAGTTTCTGAATATACTTTTTAATTCGTCATAATAATCAGAACCAAGCATATTATCAGCAAGATGCATTACTGTTACTTTAGTATCATTCTCAGCCGGATTATCCCAGATAGTTCTAAGATTAGTACCAGTAGATAATACAGAAGACAAACGTTTAATCTTATCAACATCTTTACCAGTTATAACATCAATAGAATCTCCTTGTTCGGTCTTAAATTTAGACTTCTTCCACTTATAATAAGCAGGATCTCCTGTAAAACATTTCTCTACTTCCATGATAGAAATAGCCTAATTAGCTACATGAGAACCAATTACAGAGAATAATATATCTTGATTCTTAAGACCAGATTCTTCAGATGTATACATTGAACTATCTAGTTCTGATTTATAGTAATCGAATATATTACTAGGTATTAACTTATTAACATATTCGCCATTTGAATATCCGAGTATACCTCTCTTTACAAGAACTCGCATTTCTCTTTGAGTAGCATATAATAACAAATGATTTATCGCAGAGAATATAGGAGCAGAAGGTTCTATAACTTCCTTAGAATTAGGTTTAGATGTACCTAACAACAATACTTTTAAATCTGATAAATACTTCTGAACCTCTTCTGTAGTACCGTATTGTTCTAATCTTGCTAATTCTTGATTGACATTTAAAACATCTTCGCCAAGTCTTAATCTAGTAAAGTATCTGAATCTACCTCCGTTTCCAGTATGATCCATCTTACCATTTTTAATCTTACCGTGGTAATTGTCTACTCTTAAAGTAGGATGTTGCGCAATATAGTCTTTTTTCTAGAAATAATCCCATACAGCATTAAACTCATCTAACCAGTAATTAGCGAATATATTAAGAGTACCTTGACTAAATCTTCTTTCTCCTACATAAGTAGAATTTTCAGCTGTTAAATCTTCTCCAATAATAGCTGCATAATTAGCGTCTCCTATATCGATATATTTACTAGTAAGAATATCTTTTACCATTTTGATACCTGATATGCTATACCAAGTCTTTTTGTCAGACATAGTAGGTAATATCATTCTATCGTTAAAAGTAAGAGTAAGCTTAGCAATATAATCCTCAACAGGAGTAATGCCGAAATAATCTCTACTAGATTCATCTATATTCAGTGCTAAGAAAGTATGCAATTTAAATTTGGTATTCTTAGCATTAGCTATCAGACTGTGTGCAGAGAATGGAGTACTTAATATCTATTGTTTCTTACCATTAGCATCTTGATTAATATTACGTATTTGATCTGTCATGTAGTTATTCTCACTAATAGGATAAATCAGTGCACCATCTGCTCCAACAACACTAAATTCTTGAGGAGAAGGATGTACTTTACCATAAGATATTGCCATCACAGCTATCTAGCTATTAGAATTTCTACCAAATGTAAACATTCTATCTAAAGTTCTAGAGTATCCACCACCTGATGTAGATTTTACACCTATATCTTTAGTTTCAGCTAATTTAATCAAAGTAGCTAAAGTACCTTCATTAAATCTCTCTGTTTTACCAGCTCCAGTGCCTTTCCAGAAATTATATAATTTATCAAATTCAGTAGTTCCAATATAGAAGTTATTAAGCATATAATCTAATGCTAAGTTATCCATAGGAATAGATAAAGCATTAAATACATCCAATAAAGTGTCCTTTATTTCCTATATCTTAGTATCATCTACTGGTTTACCTTTCTTTATTCTATCACTTACTATTTTAAAAGTAGAACTTAATTTACCTCTTCTGTCTTTTAAGAATTTAGCAAACTCTGGTTTAATGAAGGGTCTACCACTATCTGTTCTGTCTATAGCATCAGATGCGAAGAACATACCTGACCATCTAGCAGGAAGTCTACCTACTTTACGTAAATTATCACTATCTTCTACAACCCAATTAAATTTACTTAAGCTAGATTGTATTTCACTAGCTATTTCATCTTCAGACTTACCTCTTGTATTTACTTTAGGATGTTTAGTAGTAATAGTGTCTAACTGTACTTTAGAACTCTTTATAGTTATCTCTAACTAAGTTTTAGTATTGTCAGATATAGGTGCTTCTTCCGAAGTAAGAATATCATATAAAGATTTAAAGAAAGGAATAGTATTACCTAAATTAGCACTTCTATCTATTATATCCTGATACTTATCTATATCCCATAAGTTCTCCATAATCTGATTCCATACAAAATTGAAATCTTCAGTTACAGGAAGTTGGAACATATCATCATGTACAGGAAATAATTCTTTAGTAATAACGCCGGTTTCTTCATCTTCAACAAATTGGTATTCATACTTAGGTATAGAGTAGAAGAACAGTTTAGCTCTAAAGCTAACGTTATCTTTCTTACTTACTTCACCTTGATTCTTATCCCAATTGTTTTCAGATTGTTCACCAGTCTCTACTTTTAATCTAGACTCTTCCTCATTATCTACTTTTTCTACTTCTCTAATTCCTAATTGTTCTATCTTCTTACGAACATATCTAGTAAATATATCTTTGTTATTTACTATATCCTGAGCAATATCTACATATTCGTCAGATATCCAACCAAAGTCTATATTCTACTGTAATCTGTCAAATAACAAAGAAGTATTAAGATTATGAACATCCTCTATGGTTCTAATATTAAATATAGATAACGCTCCACTAGTAAGAGAATTAACAGCATGATAGAATACATCTGGATCAGTTATATGAGGTAATTTAGCTTCTTCTTCCTTTGATAAACCAGGTATATAATAAGATAAACCTTCTGGTTTACGGCTATAGAAATCTTCTAATGCTTGCTTAGAGGCTTTATAATCCTTAAACTAACCATCGTTTATACTCTTGAAAAAAGCTCTGATTATATTTCTGTGAGAATTCCAGAAGTACAAGGTATTATATATCTTCTTAAAGATTCTAATGACATTATATAATAAACCTTTACCGTTTTGATCCTTAGCGTAATTACGGAATTCTTCAGCAAGCGCTTCCTCTGCTTCATCTTGAGTAAGATTTCTAGCACTTCTTTTAGATTTAGAATATTCTTGATATAACTTAGTTCTCTATTGTTCACTCAATAGCATTTGAGTTACATAGTGGAATGCTTCGTGATATTCTACACCTGCACCAGATTGTCTAGATAAAGATATACGAGGTATTAATTCGTTAGAAAGTGCATCCATTACTACACTGAACAAACCGTACGCCTCTTCATTAGCTCCAAACTTAATCATTTGGTCTGTTACTAATATCTGATCGCTATCTATACCTAACTTATCAAATAACCATTTCTTAGCAGAATCTTCATTAAACTTACCTCTACCTTTAATAGTTGATTTAAGACCACCTAAGAACTTAATTGGAGTAAGAGTAACTTCTCTTTTACCAGTCTTAGGATTGAGAACAATGCCCCATTTAAGGTATTGACTTTCTTTCATTCCATTATCTGGTATACTTAATCCATATTTCTCAAGATTCTCAGGAGTAGCTCTTTCTGCAATTACAACTTTCTTACCACTAGCTGTCTTAGCTTGAGAAGGTTTGCTTACATCTTCTATTACTTTATCTTGAGTATTAACAGTAGGTTTAGGTTTGTCTTGTTGTTTCTATAATTCTTCTCTATTTATTGTAGCATCATCTGCATATATAAATGGAGCATAAAATGCATGTTCACCTAAATCTGTCTTTAATATTCCATTATTAATAGCCCATGTAATTACTAGAGGAGAATCAGACACCTTTACAGCCTTACCGTCTTTAAAAGTATAACCTATTTCTTTTAAAGAAAATGTTAAGTCTTTAGAGAATATAGGTATTCTACTGTTTTCGTCTTTTACTAGATTAGGAGAACTATTAGCTATAGACACTAGTAAGTCTATAAATTCTTGAGGGAATTCAGACATTAATACATCCTTATCAGTATTCCAGTGTATATTCTATGAAATCTAGAATACTATTCTTCTCTTTTCAAAATCTGTTAAAGTAGCTAAGTTAGTAAATTGTGTACTGAATCTCTTTTCGGTTCTAGGACCATCTTGAGTATATACAGTAGCATCTTCACTATAGTATCCGTTAACAAAGAATCTATTACCTTTATCATCAGTATATATACCTAATTGCTTTCTTACTAAGAAATTATATTTAATTCTTTCTACTCCTTCTAAACCATTAGTAAATGTATTAGAACCACTGTTAGCTAATAATGATAACAAGAAAGAATCAATTATCTTAGCATTAGAACCTCTTACTGACGTTTGACCAGTAATAATATTAAATATTAACTCAGCCGTAGAAGGAGTAATAGGCTTTCCTTGCTCATCTACATTTTGAGTGCCGTCTGCATTGAAAGCTAATTTAACCTATTCCGGATTGTTTACTTCAGGTATTCTGTGTAATTCCTCAGATAACATAATAGGTAATGTAGCAGTACCAGAAGGAGTATTTTCGGGTTTAGGTATAAAGTATATTTTACCAGCATAACCTATACCTTGTGTTTCAGTCTTATCTCTAGTAAACATATCATCTATAGAGAAAGGATCAACACCAAATGGGCCCGTACCATATCCAAACTGGATATCTCCACTAGTTATTTGTTCAGACATAGCAATAGCATCTTCTGTTATACCAAAATCACTTACTTCAGTTAGCTTTCTAAACTTTGGTAATCCTGCCTCATCTACTTGATTATCAAGCTGACCGTTACTTATTCTTATTCCTACAGGTTTAACATGCTTCCTAGCAGTTAATGGTAATGTTTTAGTAGTAGAATATTCTGGAGCGTAAGCCTTAATTATCTTAGCTCTTAATTCTCTCAACTTCTATATCTGCTCATCTATTTCGTTCTAAGTCATTTCCGTATCTCTCATACGGTCATACAGACTTTGATTAATTGCTCTAACAGAGGCATTATATAGTTTACCATCCTTCTCTATCATCACGTGAATAGCTAAATTATCTATAGCACTATCAAATGACATATCATGTTTAGAGGAAGTAACTACAAAGTATATATCATCAGCTGTTGATAACCATCCCGGAATAGCTAAATTATCAGCTAATTCACTACCTGGTCTTCTATCAATCTTACCTCCATCTTTACCTACAAACTTTACAGATTTGCCAGCTATAGTAATAGGCATAACTTCATCTGTATTAGGTTGAAAGAAGAAAGTATTAGCTATATGTAATCTTCTAAATTTCTTTCTAGCAGATACCCAACCATTAGCTGATCTATTATAATATGAAGAAGGGCCCTGTAATCTAGGATCAAAATCGTATGATTCTTCAAATGCCGACTGTTCTAATATATCTTGGTTATTTACTGGTATGCCGTTTTCAGGATTACCATCAGGCATATATACTAGCTAATCGTTCTGAGCATCATAAAAAATTTTATCAGATTTTGGAGTATCTTCTACTTCTGTAACATTTACCGGGTTCTCTACTTGAGGAGCAATATCTGAAGCTGCAGGAGTATCTTCTACTTTTATTACTGTAGGCTATTCTGCAGATCCTTCTTCCTCATTCTGTGGTAATTCTTCAGCAGGAGCAAATTGAGCATCATCTACTTCCTCCTGTTGTCCCTAAGATTTTTCAGCAGTAGAATCATCTGTTTGCTATTCTTCTACTTCTTCAGCTGGATTCTGCATCTATACTTCATCTTCTATATCTTGATTAGTATTAGTAGCACCATCCATTTCCACATCAGCTTCCACCTCATCTACACTTACTCTATCTTGTAAAGGAGAGCCTTCTATAGCTTCCTCTAACATATTTAGTTGATCTTTTAGACTACTTATTTCCTATTCAGCTATCTATACATCCGGCATAGTAACCTCTTCTACTTCATCCATAGGAGCAACCTCTGGAGCTTTTGTTTCAGTATTAGGAGTTCCTTGTTCTATATCTGCCAAATTACCAGTATCTTCAGCTATCTCTTCTCTACTTACTTGCTCTTGATTTTTCTTACGCTGTAAATCTTTTTGAATAACAGACATAGCTCTTTTACGCTGTACTGAATCCTAGTCTGCAAGTTTGTCGTCTTTACTCCACTCTTCATTTATAGAATTATCATAATCCTATATAATCTAATCAGAAGTTCTAGTCTTACCGTTGATTTTGTCTGCCTACATCTCATTAGTAAGTATTTGCTTCTGCTGTTCTTCAGTAAGATTATTATAAGTAGGTTTATACAATCTAGTATCTCCTACATATTTTCCAGTAGTATATGCTAAAGCATGAGCGAATAAATCAGCTCTTGCTCCATCATTGACATACTTGCTTATGGTAGCTACAGATAATTGATCTGCAAAAGGGATAGATAATCCAAGATCCATCACCTGTTCTCCTACTTCTTCTCCTAAGAATCTCTGTATAACCGGTTTACGTTCTTCTATTTGAGACTCTACGTACTTTATAATACCAGATATACCATCTACATTTACATCTAGATTTTTATCCTCTTTTAATCTCTGTAAATCTTGTTTTCTAGAATTAAGTTCATCTCTAAGAGTAAGTAAGTCATTGTAATCTTGAACAGCAACCATTCTGCCCATGAATTCATTAGCATACTCTTCTTCAGACAGTACACTTCTTTCACCTAATAATTGGTCTACGTATTCAGATAATTCCTTTTTACTTCTAGAAGTAATATCAGATGCAGGTAAATCATTAACTATCTGTCTTCTTCTATCACTACGTTTTTTATCATAGCGAGCTAAATAATCAGAATAATGCTGCTTTATTTCTTCTTTTAAGTCAGCATCTTCTCTTATTTTCTGAATAACACTTTCTATTTCTCTAGTAGAAGCTTCAGATGCTTCACTAGCATCTTTTAATCTATCTTGAATATATACAGCATTTTTTACTACAGATATAAAGTCATCATTATTTATTCCTAGTTCATCAGTTATACTACGTAAAGACTTATTATTAGATAATCTTTCTATGTTGTTTACTAATCTTATGTCTTCATCAATCATTTCATTAGTAACACCTTCAGGTTTAAATTTATCCTTAAGAGTTTCTAAGTTATTGATTATTCTAGAATAACCTTTTCTCCCATCAGAACTAGCAGCATTCATAAACTGCTCTACTTTATTTTGTCTTTCGGCATTACCATATCCGTCAGCAATATAACCTCTCAGATTACTATCTGTAAGATATTGAGCAGTAGCACTATATACGTCAGGTGAACTAAATACTCCAGACATAAATAATCCAGTAAATCCACCTATATCCATAGATTTACGTAAATCAGCATCACCATTTAGATTCTCATCTGGGTGAATACCATAGTATGCCATATGCGCTTCTCCTGCCAATTTTAATGCATTAGCAGCCCCCTACAACAGACTATAATCTCCAGCATTATCATACTTACCAGTTCTATAATAATTACTTACTACTCCTTGTTGACCTTCTTCAGTCTTTTCCATGAAATAAGAAACACCTAGTTTCTTACCAATATTGGTAAGATTACTTATAGCATTGTATGCTCTAGTTTTACCTCCAGGAGTTTTCCATGCTTTATCTACAGCTCTAGCAATAGTACGATCTATAATACCATCAGCTGCTGCATATAAATCATCTTTACGTAATCTATCAATTACAGCAGTTTCTAGTCCAGAGGATATATTACGATTACCTACAGCTCTTTTAGCAGCTTTCTATAATCCAAAGTAGTTCTTCATATATGAACCACCAAACATAAACATACCTTGAGCTAAGTCAGATAACATTAAAGCTTGATTAGTCTATCTAACTACATCTAGACCTTTTTGAGAATCATTTACTAGCTAATTAAAATTAGCGTCGGGAGTGATTATATTCTGTGATAAAGCGTTTTCTAATACTTCATAATCTGTCATTTCAGAAGTATCAAATCCTCTGGCTTTTAGCTACTCATCGGCAGATTGTATTACACTGGGAAGATTAATTCTCATCTAATCTGCGCCTTCTAATACTCTCTACTTAAATGAATCAAATACTTCAGCTTGAGTTTCTGAATTACGAGTATAATTAGTAATCGCAGCTTGTGTGGCTAATTCTGCTGCGCCTATTAACAAAGGAGCGGTACCACCAGAACCTGCTGCCATGGCAGCTTTAGATGCCCATTTAGCGGCCATACTAGTACCAAATTGTCCTAACATAGCCCCAAATTCAGAATAACTAGTACCTAACTCTGGTAATGCATAAATCCAAGATTCTGGATTAAATGCAGATATTTGATTATTCTCTTGTCTTTCTCTGAATTCAGTAGATATCTTACTTGGATTGTATAACCAATTACCATGCTTTAAAGTATGTATCATACTTTGTATTTGCTGATTTTTATCAGCTAAACGAGAACTTACAACCTTTTCAGCATTATTAAGCTGTTCAATCTGCTTTGCTAAATTGCTGCCTTGGTTTTTACTACTCCACATATATTCTATTTGATCTGGAGATAGTTGATGAGTTCTCCCAAAAATTGCATCGTTTATACCATCATTAGCTAGTAAATGCTTAAAGTTATTACCAGGATTAAGATCACCAATATAATCTTCTGCTAGCCAGTCGAAACTATAGTATTTCCATAAGTCTGTTACAGAACCAAATTTATCAGTACTGAATAATTTACCAGGTCTAGTCTCATAGAATATATCCTGTAAATACGGATTAGTTCTAGCTAGCTCTTTTAAACCAGGTTGATGATATATGATGTTACCGTTCTAATCTAATTGATTTACACCATTTTCTATATTCTTAATATTATCTTCTAGTTCAATTATTCTATTCTGAGCTGATTGAATTTGCGTAGGTGTCCAATCTGTTGCAGAATCAATCTATCTTTGTAAATCAATTAATTCTTGTTTACTTGTAAGATAATCTTTAGCTAGATTAATAGAATTTAAATAGTTAGCTTCACCCTCTCTAACTTCATTCTATAATCTACTTAATTTAGATTGATCCTTCTTTTCCATAAAACTACGATATACATCTAAAGCTTTTATGTCTCCAGACTTCTCAGCTTCATCGTACATATAGTCTAGGACAGTGATATTCTTATCCTTATCATCTGCGTCTTCACTAGACTGAAGTAATTCAGGCATACTTCTAGATGTCCACCAATTAGATATTCTACTTTTACTATCTTTTGTAGAATCTTCATTAGTAGTTTTATTATCGTAGTTTATATCGTTCTCTCTATCTTCTAATCTTCTTTGGTAATAATCTGATCTAGAATCGTATGAATACCCATAATCACCTTGTAAGGTATAATTAGGGTATTCACTAGCGATATTATTATCTGTATTTTTACCTAGAGTATAGTTCTATTGTCTACTCATAATATTATATTAAAATAGTCTGTTACTTTCAGATTGAGCTTGCATTACATCTCTAATGTCTTGTCCTATGTTTCTACTCTTAGCATGTAACGCATCATTCTCAACTGCTTCTAAACCGCGTCTGGGTACAACCGTACTTACTGGAATTCTTAAATAAGTACCTTGTTTAAGAGCGGTATTAATCGAAGTTCTAGTTTCACCATAATCATTTGTAGATTCAGTTACTCTTACCTGATCTTCGTCGAGATTTACCCAATCTCCTTGTACTTCTGCTAGATCTCTAGCTGTATATTTACCTTTATCTATTTCTGATTTAGGAATAAAAATGTATTTATTATGGAATATGTTTGAACCATCTGTAGTAATATTCGGAGTTCCAGCTACTAAGAAATTCTTAAACTGCCCCTTTTCAAAATCATCTTGTAACTTACTACTACTACCAATCTTTCTATCCATTAAATTCTCAGCAAGACGTTTTCTAAGTAAGAACTCAGAAGAAGAATTACCTACTCTCCAACCTTGAGAAGTCATCTTACCCGTCTGAGTTCCTTGAGCAGTTAATACTTCGTTTGCCTCAGCACCTATACCACTACTTAAAGTTCCAATAACATCGTTAATTGCACTATTTAAACTGTTATTAGTTTTAGCACTAAGAGTAAACATATCATTGAGTTTCTTTCTAGCATCTTGAACTGTAGGTGCATCTTTTAAAGCTGAAGCAAAAGTATCTCTTGCTGTTAACTCTAATTGGTCAGTTAGATTAAGTAAACGATTCTGTTGACTTCCTGCGCCTGCTCTTCTAGCTAATGCTACAGCCATTGGATCACGTTCTGCTTGGTCATAAGCAAATTCTCTACCTGCTGTAATAAGTGTTCTATTAAGTTGCTCTTCAGCATCCTGTCTACTAAGACCTTGTCTTTGTAATACTTCTAAATGCTTTTGATATTCTGGAGTATTCTATATACTAGATAAGTTTCTTTGTATTTCATAATCTGTTCTATCAGTAGAAACTCCTTGATGAATCCATCCATCTTTAACTCCCATGAAACTAGCTTTCAGATTATCTACATATGGTCTCACTAAGTCTACTTCAGATTTATAAGCTAAAGGAGCTACGTCATTAAATATTCCACTATCTACTGTGTTATAGTTAGTGAAATCCACATCATGCCAAAGAGGATTATACATCCCCTTTATCATTAATTCCTAATTAGCCTTTTGTCTTGCTAGCATTCCTTCTCTACTTTGCTTTAAATTACTAAGAGTAGCATAATCAAGATTAGCAATACGAGAATTTAATCTAGCTCTAAAGTTAGCATCTTTCATAGCATCTGGATTAGTAGCAGCTTCATCTATTAAATCTCTTATCTTTCCTAAAGAGTTCTCATAGTATCTCTAAGTATCTACAGCAGAAGGAGATTGAAATTCTCCAAACTTACTAACAGTATTAGTAAATTCATTAGCAGCTTGTTCAACAGCTTGTCTTTGTGCCTAACCTATTCTATACAATTCACCAAAATTAATTGGTACATATGTATTCATTATAGGAGCTTCTGCAGCTCTATCGTATCTATTAGCTTGCATCATTTACCTCCTTTTCTTTTTATTGTACTACGATTAGAATTCATCATAGCTCTGAGATCATCCTCAGTAAAACCAGCTTGTAAGAATCTTTGATACAAAGGCCACATTTCCATATCTCTAGCTTTCTGATTACGCATTAACTCTCTATTCTGAGCCCATTGACTTAACTGACTTAAACCAGTCCTACGTATATTTCTAGCAGTAGCTCTATTCTGAGCATTAGCTTCATTAGCCATATTCGTAGCATTAACCCATTGCTGTCCTAAACTATTCATAGTATTAGCATAATCACCTAAGTACTGATTGTTAACATTACTTTCTTGAGATCTTAAACCAGCTATAGCTCTGTCAGTATTAACAGCTGACTGTAATCTATAAGCTAAATTAGCTCCAGTACTAGTATTAATCTGACTAGCATTATAATTACTAGTAGCTCTATTACGGTTTAAATCTTCAATAGCAGGACTAATATCATATCTACGTCTACGCATCGTATTACTAATACTAGTAGCATAAGGATTATATACTGCATCAACTGTTTCAGGTCTACCAGTAAATAGATTAGACATAACAGGAGTTAAAGAAGCTATCCCTGACAATGCGCTTCCTACTTTATCAAATAATTTATCACGTCTGTCTGCTCTAGTTTCTCTATAACTAATATCATTAGGTGTAGCACTAGGAGACTCTACAGTATCATAGTCTGTATCATATACAGATTCTACTGTTGGAGCGTCATACCAAGTAAACGGTAATTCTGGTTTACCTTCATCAATTAATCCTGTATTCATAGAAGTAGAAGTTGCTTTACGTCTACGTGTTGGAGTACTAGTACTTGCTGTAGCTGTAGTTGATGCAGTTGGCACATGATACCATTGATTATTACCAGTTCCCCACTGCACTCCAGCACCCCATTTACGATTAGGGTTATAGATAGCATCTACTATTCTATCTCCTAAACCAGGTTTAATCTCATCACCTAAAGCAGCTGCTTGTATCTACTTAGTCTTAGGTTTAATACCTTTACTTTGTTTAACAGATTCCTACATAGCAAATAACTAATCATGAATCATATTATTATTCATTTCATTTAGTTTTGCTGCATTCTCTGCAAATCTGTCATTATATTTACTTTTCTTCTTTGCCATCATTTTCTCACCAAGTTGTGCAAATGTTTCTTTTCTACCAGGTACTTTAAGTTTATCACTTAGTACTCTACTACCTTCAGGTAAACTAACTAAATTACTATCAGTAGGTTTGTTATTCTCTGGTACTTTACTTATACTTCCATCGGGAGTCTATATTAATTCACCATCATCTACATACGCTAGAGAAGAGGACATTCCTCCATTAGCCATAGTATCTGTATTCATCCCTATCATATCTTCATATGCTTCACTTTGTAGGTAATTAGTACCTTGTACAGCGGCTCTATTACCATAAGCATTCTTCTTAATTGCTGCTCTTTTCCTACGAAGTTTTCTATTACTAAATGCTCCAATTAGACCACTACCAAGACTACCTTCATCATAATCAGTAAAAGAAGTCATTCTAGCCTCTTCACCGGATCTACCTATTAGCCCTATACCTGCTCCTACTGCAGCACCAATTGGACCAGCAACTTGGAAACCAGTAGCTGCACCACTGGCTATGTCACTTACAGATTGTGCAGCAGCTTGCCCTCCTGTAGTAGCGTTAGATTTCTAAAAAGGAGTAGTTAAAGTATTTAATATATCAGGAGCACTTTCAAGCATGTTATTCCCAATTTCTTTGAATTGAGTTCCAAATGCATATGCTGGTACTTTTGTTTTCTTTTTACTTTTCATATTAAATTAATGAATTTCTGTATGTTGTTGTAATCTATGGTATTTCAAAAGTATGATCTATATCAGAATCTAACTCATAATCGCATATCATATACTTACCTCTTAACCTGGCAGGTAACGATAATGCATCTTCATTCTTATCTGCTCTAGGTATAGGGAATCTAAATGTATCTTCTCTATAATCGGTTATTATATGTTGTTCAGGAGTAATAACATTACCTTCTTCATCAAGTTCTTCTTCAGTATGCTCTCTAATAGCTTCTTGATGTTTGGTACTGAATTTCATATAATCTATGATATCGTCCTTAATAGACTCTTGATTACCATCTCTAAACTCTCCTTGTAATCTAACATTATCAAATACTTTAGTATAAGGAGCATTCTTATTAATAACTATTTCTAATTTAGCTTTTCTATCTAAAGGAGTTAACCCTATTACTCCAGTATCATGTATAGTATGCAATTCATTGTCTTTTATTGCTACTACTCTATCAGAAATAGGTAACGACCATTTAGGATTAAATGTATAGAAAGATGTAAATCTACCTAACTACTCATTAAATACTAGTGGTTTATTTAGTACATTAAACCATACCTCATTATACTTCTTATCAAATAAGGACATAGCTTTAGCCCTATCTTCTTTAATGTTTTTATTAAAGTAAGATTGTACCTGCTTTTCTTTAGATAACTAACTTACTTGACCTGTATAAGAACATATTTCGTTCTTATCATAATCGTACCAATAAAGCACATTATCTGAATTAATTATACTCTTGTCATTCTTAATAGACGAACCATTAGTAGTAGTTACGTAGTCGAATCTACTTAATATACCACCAGTACCTAATACTAGTTGATTTACATTATCGTCAGTAATAAGTGATCTTTCATTGACAGAAGCTACTCCTACTCCAGTATCTTGGAAATAGAATAGTCTATCTTTGAATACTTTTAGATTGGTTATGTCTCCCCACTGATTATCTACATCTAAGTAATCAGCTACTTTGAATTTAGACCACTAATCTATTACTTCATTATTAGTCTTAGCCTATGAAGTTAATATTCTATTAGTATACCTTACGTCTTTATCAGCATACATAGAATTAGGTACATACAATTTACCAGTATTCTATGCAGAATAAACAGAATTATATACAAAGTAAGGAAGATCTTGTACGTGTATATCCTACATCTAAGTAGGCTCTAACTGCAACCAAGAGTCTGCAAAATTTGAACTAGTTACTGTTCTATGAATCTGATCTCCGTGGAATAAATTCATATTAATAGAACTTTCAAATGGTATATAAGCTCCTATATAATTCTTCATTCC